CGCTGATCGTCGCGGTGACGACCAAGCCGGTCTGCGCGCCAGAGCTGATCATGTACGCGATCGCTGCGCCGCCATTGGCGCCGCCCTCCAAGTGCGCCCGCTCCACCGCTTTAGTCACCGTCAAGCTCTTGTTATTGGTGACGGTGATCTTCTCCCCGGCGGCGTCCCCGGAGTCCGCGTTGTAGCTGATCAATACCGCTACGACCGAGTTCGCCGGAACGTTGAACGGCGCAGTGGCAGCGACCGATGGGACCCCGGATACCGCTGGGGTGCCAAGATCAGCGGGCCGGACCAAGATCGAGCTCGACAAGCTGTTGACGTTGCTCAAGTCGCTGCCGGTCAGTCCCGCCGACTTGTTTCCTGACGGGCTGCTCAGAGTTCGCTGCGCGACCTCCATCGTGGTGTTCGTCGACGTCGAAGTCGACGTGACGTCGTTGACCTCAGTCATCGCCGATGGCGGAGACCAGGCCATGTTAGTGACGTTAGTGACCAAGTTTCTCGCGCAGTGGAAGGTGAGCTGCAGCACGTCGCTGGAGACCGGAGAGATCGCCGGCGAGAGGACTGACGAGATCGACCCCGCCGCGACGCTGGTCGTGGTCGGGGTGACGTCTTCAGGAGTGGTCGGGTCGTGACCGTAGATCGCCACGCTGATCGCTGAGAACCTGCCGCTGGTGTGACTGATCGCGACCGAGGTGTCCCCGGCCTGCAAAATTCTCTTGATCGTTCCATGCGAAGCCCCGGTCGATCCAGTGGCGTAGAACTCCGGTACCACTGCCGTCCAGCCAGTGGGCACCGTGGTCACCACTGACGTGCCTGACAGCACATAGGAGATGTAGCAGAGATCACCAGGTTGCCAGCCAGGCGGCAACGGGATAGTCGACGAGGTCTCAGACGCCGTGGAGCCATACTTGTCTGAAGATCGCACGACGGGCACCACGGCGGGCAACGACGGGACCCCGACCTCAGACCGGATGGCGGCGATCGACGCGTTCACGGTGATCGGCGTGTCGTTGGATTTCATGATCAGTCCACACCACTGGATCGGCACCGACGCAGTACCCGGTACGTCATAGATAATCTTGTGCGGTCCGGCGATCCCGATGTGCTTCCAGGCAGCGGCTCCCGCCATCGGCAGCGCTGAGGACTGCCCGCGCGGACGGACTGCCACGGTAGCGCCGACCCGGTCGATGCTGGTGATCGTGGACCCGGCCAGCGTAGCGATCTTGGAGCCGGTAGCGCCAGCGACAGTCAGCTCCTGTTTGGCGCACTCGATCGCGGTATTGGACGAGGTGGAGGCGCTGGTGATCTCTGCCACCTCAGTCATACCCGGTGGAGCTGTGAAGCTCATGTTGGTGACGCCGCTAGTTCCATTGCGCACAGCGTGGAAAGTCAGCAGCAGAGCGGTGTCGCGGACCGTGGTGATCGACGGCGCCCGAACGCTCGCGCCGGTCACCCCGGAGTTGCTGTCCGATTCCGACGACGCGTCCTCCGGTGCTCCCGGCTCATGATCATAGATAGCGACGCTGATGAACGCGTGCCGCCCGGAGGCGAAGGTGAACGCCACCGAGCCGTCGCCGGCCTGTAGCTCACGGCGAAAGATGCTGAGCACCTCGTTAGAGTTCGTCGCGGAGACCTTCTGCTCGCGCAGTGACCAGCCGCTGGGAGTGTTGACGCTAGGAGCGCTCGCCAGCATGGTATGCGCGATGATGCACAGATCGCCGGGTTGCCAGCCAGACGGCAGCGGAACGTTCAGCGAGGTACCAGATCCCCAGGTGGTCGCTGAGCCGCGTACCTGCGGGGTCAGCGTCACGTCGCCGTAGGTGACAGAGCCGAGCGGCTCGAAGTCCTGCTGCAGCAGGATCTGACCGGCGCCGTACTTGGCTCGCAGCGCCACCCCGCGCCGATCATTGAGATAGCGGGCCTGCAGCTTGCCGTCGGCAGAGGCGTCGGTCAACGTCGCCACAAGATCACTTCCTCCCTCGCGACAGCAGCGCGGCCGCTTTACCTAGTAGTGCGTCGGCGCGATCATCGACGTAGGCTTCGAACTCCCGATCACCGACCTTCAAGATCATCTTTTGTGGGAATTGCGTGGGTGGTACCTGGACTGGTGGGATGTTGATCTGCGGGAATCGCTGCTGCACCATGCCGATCACGTCGCCTATCGACTTGCCCTGCATGCTCTTGGCTAGCGGCGCCATCTGCTGGGCGATCTGCTTGGCCTCTAGCTCACTGAGGCTGACTCTGAGCGCCTGCGTCAGCGGCTGTAGCTGACCTCTGATCTGCCGGGCAGATCCGCCGAGCTTGTCCGCGATGTCGTTGAACTGATCTTGGATGTTCATACTCCGCAGCGTGCTAGACAGCGGCTTCAGCGAGTCGATGACCTGGGTGACGGCGCCTTTGATGTCCCCGTTTCGCAGGCTGTTGATGATCGAGTCCATGGAGCTCTTGACGGTGTCGGCGACCTGCGGCCATACCGCGCCTAGCTCTTGCATGATCTGCTGCGCCTGAGGGATGTACTTCTCCAGCCCGTCGATGTACCCCCTAATGGTGTCTTCGCCGAAGTTGAAGAAGATCTTGGAGGGCGAGCCGAGCTTCAGCTTCTCTTCGACCGCGTGCTTGACGATCCCGACGAACTCCTCGAGCTTGGCGCGCGCCGAGCCCAGCAGGCTGTCGATGCCGTCGATGTACCCCTGGACCGTGAACTCGCCGAACTGGAAGAAGAACTTTGACGGTGAGCCGAGCTTGAGCTTCTCCTTAGTGGCCTGTAAGACGATCTTCGCTAGCTCCTCGATCTTGGTCTTGGCGCTGGCGAGCAGACTGTCGATTCCGTCGATGTAGCCCTGTACGGTGAACGACCCGTATTGGAAGAAGATCTTGGACGGGGAGCCTAGCTTGAGCTTCTCCTCGGTGGCGCGCTTCACCGTGGCGGTCAGCTCGTCCACCTTGGCTTTGGCTTCTCCGAGCTTGGAGGTGATGCCGTCGATGAAGCCCTGCACGAGATCTTTACCGGCCTGCAGCAACCACTGACCGGCGCCCTTCATGGCGTTCACCACGGTATCTTTGATCTTACTCACGATACCGGTGATCTTGTCGACTTCGGTCTTGACGATCGAGGAGAGCTTACCCCAGGCTTCGGTGGTAGCGGTCTTCACCGCTTCCCACGCCTGCTTGACGGTGTCTCGCACCGAGTTCAGTCCCGGAGTCACGGCGCTCTTGATCGCGTTGACTGCGCTAGAGACAGCGCTCTTGATCGAGTTCCAGACTGACTGAGTCGTACTGCGGATCTGATTCCAAGCACCCTCGACGGCGGACCGTACGGCGCCGACCGCTGACTGCACGGTGCCCTTGAGCGCGTTCAGCGGACCCTCTACGGCGCTCTTGATGGCGTTCCACGCGGTGCTAGTAGCAGACTTGATGGCGTTCCACGCAGTATCGACGGCAGACTTGATCGCGGTGGTCGCGGCCTGCACCGTGGCCTTAGCGGTATTGAGCGCGGAGTTGATCACGTCCTTGAGCGAGTTCCAGACCGTGGTGGTGTTGGTCTTCAGGCTGTTCCAAGCAGCCGTGGTAGCCGACTGGATGGCGGTCCAGGCTGAGGTGACGGTGGTCTTCACGGCGGTCACGGCGGCGCTCACCGTGGACTTGATCTGCTCCCAGACCGGACCCAGAGTGGTCTTCAACCCGTTCCAGAAAGCGTCCCAAGCTTGCTTGATCTCGGTCTGCACGGTGACGATCACGAGCTTCACGGCAGCGATGCCGAGCTGCACTACCGATTTGACTAACTCCCAGGCAGCGCGCACCGGAGGACCGAATAGGTTCCAGAAAGAGTCCCAAGCCGCCTTGATCGCCGCAGATACGGTGGCGATCACTGTGCGAACGCTATCGATCCCGGTCTGCACCGCGGTCTTGATCGTGGTCCAGACAGTGCTGACGATCCCCTTGAGCCCTTCCCAGAAAGTATTCCAAGCAGTCTTGATCGTGTTGCCGACCGTGGTGAGGACAGTTCCGACAGCGGTGAAACCAGTCTGCACCGCGGTCTTGACCGACTCCCAGATCTGCGTTGCTTTGTCCCGGAACTGGGTCCAGAAATTGGTCCATTTCTGAAGCGCAGTGGTGACGAACTCACTGATCTTGGCGGCGAGGTTCGTGAAGAATCCGATGATCGAGGTGATGCCGGTGGAGGCCGCGTCCCTGCCCCTGGTGACGTGCTGCACGACAGCAGTCGCGAACTCCACGAGCTTGGTGATCACGCCAGCGATGGCGGTCACGAAGTTGGCGAAGTTGCTGATCATGAATGAGACCAAGTCGGCGGCGATCTTGATAGCTGGCGCCATCTTTTCCATGATCGCGGCAGATAGCTTGATCAGCGCGGTGATCGTCTCGATGTTCATCTTGGCCGACCACAGCAAGAAGGCAGCGACCAGCTTGAGAACGACTGCGAGAATGTCGAACAACGGCTGCCGGATCGGCTCTAGCGCGGTCCACAGCTCCTTGAGCGCAGCCCATAGCTCTTTGAGCGCCGGAGACATCTCCACCCATGCCTGCTTGAGCGCCTGCCAGACCTGAGACGCTGCGTCTTTCAAGATCGGCCAGATGGTGGTCTTCCAGACCTCCCACAGCTCCTTGAGCGCGTCTACCACGGGTTTGACGAACACCGCGAGCTGCTCCATGAAGCCGACGAAGCCGCCCGTGGTAGTAGTTCCCTCGCCTTTCAGGACTTCCCAGAACGCCTTGACTCCGCGAACTAATTGATCAAAAGCTTTGACCGCGACTTCCTTGATCACCCGAACGATTCCGTCGATGAAAGCTTTGAACTTCTCGTTGTGGGTGTACAGCCCGATGAATGCGGTGACCAGAGCGGCGACTGCCGCGATGATGATCCCCCACGGACCGGTGGCCAGCGCTGCCAGCGCGCCCCCGATACCTCTGATCACGGTCGACACGGCAGCGATGCTCATGATCGTTCGTAGCGCCTCGACGAACCGAGCAATCGCGCCGACGATCTTCATGATCGTTCCAACTGCGACCAAGATCCCTGCTGACCAGACCGCGATCTTAGCCCCCACCTCGACTATCCGAGGATCGATCTCCAGAAGCTTGTTGATGAACTCGGTGATGCCGTCGACGATCCCGCGGAACGAGTTGATCAGCGGCGTGCCCGCGATGATCATGAAAGTCTCGAGAGAGCCCTTCAGCTGCTCCAGAGATCCTTTGAAGTTGTCTAGTCGAGCGGCGGCGACGTCGGCGGCCGAGACTTCTCTCATCGAGGCGGCCATCTTGAGGAACGACTCAGAAGTCTCGCCACCCAAGATCGTCGCCGCGGTCATGGCGTTGCGACCGAAGGCGCCCTCGTAGAAGGTCGCCTTCTCTTGCGCCGACAGACCCTTGGTCTTGTCGTGCAAGATCTGGATGACTTCGTTGAGCGGCTTGACCCTGCCCTCGGCATCGTAGAAGAGGTTAGCGCCGTCCTTGGTGACCAGTCCAAGTTCTTTGAAGGCTTTCTTCTGCTTGTCGGTGGTCGGGGTCAGACCCAGCAGGACCCCGCGCAGCGCCGTTCCAGCAGCCGATCCCTTGATGCCGTTGTTGCCCAAGATCGCGAGCGCGGCGGCGGTGTCGTCGAAGCTGACTCCCGCCGAGTGCGCCACCGGGCCGACGTAGTTAAGCGACTCTCCGAGATCTTGGACGCTCACCGCTGACGCGTTGGCCGCGCCTGCCAAGACGTCGGCGATGTGTGGCATGTCCTGGGCGCTGATCTTGAACTGGTTCATCGCGTTAGCAGCGATCTCAGCTGCCCTCGGAAGCTCAAGCTCCCCGGCCGCCGCCAGCGCCACTGTGGCGTCCGCTGCGCCGTTCATCACGTCGGGTACGGCGATGCCTGCCTTGACCAGCTCCTCGATCGCCTGAGCGCCCTCAGACGCCGAGAACTTCGTCTCCTTGCCGAGCTGTAGAGCCTTCTGGGTGAGCTGCTCCATCTCCTGGGCGCTGGCCCCAGATACCGCCTTGACGGCGGACATGCGCGCCTCGAAGTCAGCGGCGCTCTTGGCGGCTACGGCGACGCCGGCGCCGATGGCGGCTCCGGCTTTCTGCATGGAGCCGCCCGCTTGGCTGAAAGCTTCCCCCGCGCTGCGCGACCTCTTAGTGAGGTCGTCCATATCTCGCTGAGCTTGCTTAGGACCGTCACCCTTGTAGTCAAGCTCAATGACGCCCCGAGCAGTACCAAGATCATAATTGGCCATCGGAGCTCAGCCTCTCCTCACCATCCCAGGTACTGGATCTTTGAATCTCCCCGTGGTGTCCTCAGCTCCGCCTAGCCACTTGTGGAGTCGTTGTGATCGTCTCTGCGCTACTGCTTTCTCGTTCTTGCCCTTGATCTTGTCAAGATCGGCTTCGATCTCGACGGCCAGAAGCCATGCCGCTCGATCGAACGCCCATGCTTCAAGATCATCATGAATCCCGCACAACTGGCTCGGTCTGATCCTCAGTCGCTGACTGATCACCCACGCTTGCCATAGCTGACTCGTGTTGCTCACGAAATCGAGAGAGATCGCGCACCCCGCCGAGCGCGTAGTTCATGATGAACATCTTGTCGTCGATGTCGACCATGTCCGAGTAGATCACGCCCGACTTCCGGTTGGTGATGTCGTTCGGCGCGGCTTGGATCTCGGGCTTCACCACCACGTAGATCACGATCTTATCGATGACGCGGATTATCTCAGCCAGACGCTCGGGACTATCCATCACCCCCCGGATGATCGACTCGTCAGACTCCGGCTCCTTGCCGGTCTTCAGCCGCTCGGCCTGATCGCTGACGATCCTGGTGAGCGTGTCGAAGTTACTGACGATTCCCGCCTTGATCAGACCCTCTAGTCCCGGTTTACGGACCAAGCACATCTGTCCGGACGGCACTACGAGATCCTCATAGGCGGAAACCGCACCCCACGTGCTCGGCGCGTACCTGTCGCCGTTAGGCGATGAAGGAGGAGGTGCCTCGGCGACGGTCGCTGCCGTTCGCTTGCGGGGTGCCCGCTTCTGTGGTGCTGCTGATGTCTTCTTGGCTGTGGACGGCATCTGGTGCTCCTGGTCCTTTGATCGTTTGTTATGCGCCGATGGCGTCGGCGGTCTCGTTCTGGATGAACTCGAAGACGGTTCCCTCGCGGCCAGTGATCCGGGATCCGAGCGCCACCCCGGCGCACGCGGTGAGGAAGAACTCGCCGTCGGTGAACTCGCCCTCGAAGTCGCCTGAGGCCCGGCAGCGATCCATCACCAAGTGCACGTCGCCGCCCGAGTCGCTGATTACTTGGCCCTCCAGCTTGAAGAAAGGCTTGGACTCGGTGACCAGCTTGGCGTAGGTGATCTTGATGGCTGGAGTAGTCCCGCTCTCGGTGAGCGTTCCGCCGTCGATGATCTTGAGCGCGGGAAGCGACAGACCGCCGGCCTCCAGCTCCCACTCGACCTCGGGACCCTTGCCCTTGGTCGTGATGATCTGGTCGTCGCCTCGAAGCTCCTCGAAGTCCTCGGTCTCTGTCCAGCTCAGCGTGCGAGCGTAGGGAAGATCGACTGAGGTGGCTGAGAGATCGGTACCCTCGGCGTCGTCGTACCCGGTGACCTTGATGTCACGGATGCCGTAGGGAATTGCTGTCGAGAGAGGCATGCTGCCGTCCTTTGCTGTCGTCGGACGGCGTCTGGCGCTCTCTGATCCGAGGTTCTCTGAATCTGAGGGTCTTGATCAACTCACCCGTAAGGATGCTGAACTGGTGCAGCACGACCACGTCCGAACCAGCGCCGCAGCGGCTCGACCGACACTTGATCTCCAGGACTCCGCCCCGGATGATCCCATGCAGCTTGGTCGGGCATCGAAGCTCAGTCACTCGCCTTGTCGATGATCTTGAGGTTGGGATCTCGGTTCTTGCAATAGTTCAGCGCGACTTCGGAGAACTGGTCCACGGACACAGCCCAGTCGTTGCGCCAGTCCCACTTGACATCGCCTTGATCATCGATGTCGATTGCTTTCCAGTCCTTCTCAGTGATGATCTTCACGTCGTAGGGACCGGTGTACTTCACGACCTTCCCAGGCGTCGACTTGGTCGACCTGCCAGATGATCTTGCAGGCAAGTTGATCTTCCTCCTTCGAGGCGTAGTCTATCTGGAGACCGCCGTGAAGCTGACGTTCTTCGTCACCGTGTTGTACCCGTCGTCGTAGAGGTCGCGGGAAGTGCCGACCCACCGAGCCTGCGTCAGGATCCCGTCGTCCCCCGATAGATGAACAACGTCCTCTAAGATCGTGATCATTCTCTCGATGGCGGCGTCGATGCGTCCGAAGTCTCTCTGGCGATCATGGACCCAGATCACGAGCGTCTCGGAACCCCGCTGCTGGAAAGAGATGTTGCGCTCATCCCAGTGCACCGTCATGAAGAGATCCTCCGGCGGGGTGTCGACCGACATCGCCCCGTAGACCGCACTCACGCCGATGCTCGCCAGGATCGGATCCTCCTCGAGCAGCCTATGTACTGCGGCGCGCGCCGTCATCCGAAGATCTTCGGTAGGCCGTTCTGCACGGTGCGCATCACGTCGTGCCCCTCGGTGGAGATCGTCGGGTTGATGATCGCGTATTTCCCAGAGAACCGGACTTCCAGCCAGATCCCGTACGGCACTCCGTGCGCGAGGATGATCTTGTACGGCCCACCCTTCTGGCTCTCTGGTATGCCCCTCAGACCGTTGCGCGCGTTGCCGGTGCGATCGCGCCACTTGGCGCCTCGCTTGGCAGCGGTCTCGACTCTCGGCGCGTGCTGCTGGACCACGGCCCGAAGAAAGTTATCGACCCCGCTCCTGCTGGCCCGCTCTAGCTTAGGACTGATCTGATCGTCCCACCTGACGCCCCTAGCCAAACCTGATCACCTCCGCGCGCTGCTCGTACCCGTTGAAGAAGTAGAGCTGCGCCACCTCGTATGCCTGACCGCTGTACTCGAAGATGTCGTATTTCTCAAGATCACAGTCCCAGCGTCCGAGCAGCATCATCTCCATCTCGCGCTGAACGCCGTCAGAACCTGTGAGCATTATCGGCAGGGTTCCGTGGTACGGCTCGATCAAGCGCATCTTCTGCGGGCTCCTGGGAGTCATCTCTTGGAACGCGAAGCCGCCGGTAAGTTTCTTGGCTCGAACCCGTGGGATCAAGGTGATCATGACGGGCTTGGTATCGATGTAGGCCACCGTGAGCCGGCGCTGGACGTCGATCTCGTCGCCGAGCCCGACGTAGCCGCCCGGCGCCTCGGGAGGACTAGGGATGACGATCGTCACAGCATGAATCCTAATTGTTGATCATTGGATATCGTCGATTTTCTTGATCAACTCGCTGGGACGTTGTAGGCCGCCATGACCTTCTGACGATCAACGGCGTAGGTCGGGCTGCCGCTGTCGGTGAGCGCGATCGTGGGCGGGGTGATCGATGATCCAGTGTAGTTGATCTGATGCGCGACGGTGAGGTAGGAGCCGTCCGTGAAGGCTGTCCCGCTCTTGTTGACGAAAGTGTCCTCGTCCTCGACCCACGGCGAGATCCAAGAGGTCGTACTGGTGGAGCCGGTCAGACTGCTGACGTCCATGCCGAACGCGCCGATGATCACCTGCTTTGTGCCCGGCAGTGATCCTAGGGCGGGCGGGGTATTATCGTTGGCCGTCTCGCTGGAGGAGTTGGTGTAGGTAGTACCAGCCCGGAACTCGTAGCAGAGCCAGCGGGCGGAGTAGTCGGCTCCGTTGTGGGTGACGGTGATCGAGGTCTGCCCGGCACCCGCCACCTCGAAGAGCGCCAGCTCGGCGGAGTTGACCGGCCCCTGTCGCTTGGTCCAGCCGCCCGCAGACACCGTGTGGGTGACGGCTCCGATGATGATGAAGACCAGCACAGTCCCGGTGCCGGCGGTGAACCCGAAGTTGATGGTGTGGCTCGTGGTGCCGTTCGGGAGGGCAGTGCCCTTGGCGAGGTTAATCCAAGGAGGCTCGGAGACTTCCGGGACAGCCTCGAGCAGCAGGTGATGGGCCGTCTCTTGGATCAGCTGATGTCCGTCCTCGGTGAGCAAGATCTCGTCGACCATGCGGCACCTCTAGAACAGGTTGCTGAGCCGGCACTGGCAGACCGCGACCGTCCACGCCGCGGAGGTGCCTCCGTTGACGCTCACCCCGATGATCGAGTTCGCCGGGGTGGAGTTGAACCCGCTGCCGATGATGATCACGGCAGGAGTGGACTCCACAGACAGACCGGTGCCCGCAGAGGTGCCCGCCGAGCCCTTGTCGTGCGTCAGCCGGGCTACCCCCGCCATCACCGCCGCGGTGCCGGACCCGACCGAGCGGAAGTGCGCGAAGATCTCGAAGACCCCCTCGTCGACCACTGCCGTCTGGGCCGGGAAGGTGAACGCCAGCACGCCAGCGTCCGAGGTGGTGCCCAGCGTGCCGTACCTGATGGTGATGATCGGCGCCACGGTGCCGGCGCCGGACTTAGAGACGCTGAACATGCACCAGAACTGCGTCCGAGCCTTCAGCATCACCGTTGGGTCGGCGATGGTGATCCCAGTCCCGGATAGGTAGGTGTCCGACGCGAACCCAGCCCCCTGAGTACCGGTGCTGCCGAACGCGAGCGCGCCGCCGACGAAGGACCGTATCTGGTCCATCGTGGCTTTCTCAGTCGTGCCGCTCTGCACGACGGGCACGAGATCGGCGCTGGCCAGCGCGCTAGCAGCGGCGAGCCCGCTGATCTTCTTGTCGTTCGGCCCGAGTACCTTGACCACTCAAGATCACGCCAAGACAGTCACGCGGTACGCGTTGGACGCCGGAGCGGTCGCGAACGTGATCGTGACCGTGTTCGTCGTGGTCTTCTGGACGTCGACGAATACCTCGTCGAACGTGGTCGCGTCGTGAACGCTCACCACGACGTCGCGGGTACCCAGGTTGTGCGTGACCACGATCGCGCTCGTCGAGCCGTCGCCGATGTTCTGGGAGAACCGCTTGGCCAGCCCGGTGTACGCCGGGTCGATGCCGACCGTGTCCGCTGCGACCGTGATCCCGGTGCCCGCGCCGACGTTGAACGTCTGGGCCGGCGACTCAGTCAGGCCGTTGCCCGCGACGTATGTGAGCCCGCCGCCGACCTGGGCGAAGACGATGTTGGACGAGCCGACCGTCGGGTTGTCGGTGGTCTGGCTGAAGGACTTGTCGGCGTTGGTCGTGCCCGCGACCACGTAGACCGTCGCCGACTGCAGCTCGCCGCTGGAGTCAGCGTCGGTCGCGCGAGTCGGCGCGCCGGACGCCGCCGCGACGTAGATCCCGTTCTCGGACTGGGTGGTCTGGTTCTTGATCAGGATCCGGTCGCCGGTGACCAGCGATACGCCGTCGATGCTCTGGCCGTTCGCGTACGCAGTCGCCAGAGCGCCGTTGGCCGTGGTCGCCACTCGAACCGGCTGCTTCCACGACAGGCCGTTGATCGCGTTGTCTAGCTGCTGCTTGGTTACTGCGTCTGTGGCCGCCGACCCGTCCGCCAGACCGACGATCTTCTGGCTGTTCAGGTTCAGGCCATTCATGACCTTGATGCTCATGCTTGCAGGATCGCCTTTCCGGTAGTCGGCGCCGGGAACGTGGCGACGACGGTTGCTAGGTCTGGGTACTCGAGATCAGTCAAGATCATCTCGTCGTCTGCGTCGATCAGCACGACGTTGGGATGCCGACCGAACGAGTGCAGGATCGTCCACGTCGCGACCGCCACGTTCTGGTCGTGCTGCAGGTAGAAGTCGGTGCCGCCGTCCTCCGTGACGTCGAACGGGACGCGGGCTCCGTTGACGACGTAGTCGTACGATCCCGGGTCGACGTAGAAGCTGATGTTCCCGGAGTCGTCCGCGATGAGCGGGTTCGAGAGCGCCACCCCGCCGAACGCCATGGAGTACAAGGCAGCCGGGGAGAGAGTGCCTCTGGCGACCACTGAGATGTCCTCGCCGGCGGCTATCTGGCCGTTGGTGTACTGGAAGTTCTGGTGGACGAGCTTCCTGGTCATGGTCGCTCGATCGGTCGGGTCCTACCGGGCCGCATCCCGCCGTCGACTGAGCCGCCGCCAGCGGCCGAGGTCGCGAACGTCTTGGCCATGGCCAGCGCCTGCTCGTGGAGGTCGCCGAGCGATCGCCTGGACGAGCCCTCCTGGACGTCGGCGAGATCCGCGTAGCGACCAGCCTTCATCCGCCAGACAGCGGCGGACGCCGCGTCCAAGTTACCGTCCCACGCGTCGATGATGTCGCTGAGCTGAGCGTCAGTATAGTGATCTTGGGTGGGCTCGTTGGTGTTGGCGCGAACTACTTCGATCTCATCGACAGAAGCCATCACGCCTCCTTCAGTGATCTTGGATGAGAGGGTCGGCGACCCAGTCGGCGAAACCACGACGACCCTCTCATCTTTCGCAGGAGTTCTACCCCCTACGTCTGCGAGTCGTCCTCCCGGAGCCTGTCGACCAGCTCCTGCTTGGAGCCCGAGATAGGAAGATCGCGATCGCGCAGCTTCTCCTGGAGCTGCGGGACCGTGTACCCGTCGTAGTCCTCGGTCCCAGACTGCTCGGCCTGGGCCCTGAACTCCTCCTCGTCGAACTCAGATCCGCTGGATTGCTCCACCCAGTACTGGACCTTCTCGACCGGCCACTTCGTGAGGAGCTCGTCGATCTGCTCCTGCGACAGTGGCTTGGTGAGATCGAGTTGCTTGCTCATGATCATCAGCTCCTATGCGTACTGAGTCGGGACCGAGTAGGCGCCGGCGCTGATCTTCATCACCATGCCCGCGCCCCGCTGCCGCACTCCGGTGCCGAAGCCTCGCACGTAGTACGAGTCGATCAGCGGGTAGTCCGACTGCTTGTCCTGCACGAGCCGGAGCCCGCGGAGAGCGGCGTTGGCGTGCTCGCGGAACCCGATGGGGTTCTGCAGGTTCGCCTCGCCGCCGGATCCCAGCAGCACGACGTAGCCAGCCGGGATGTAGGACTCCTCGACGATCACCGCGGGACCGTAGTTCCCGACCACGTTGAAGCCGCGGAACGTGCCCGGCACCTGGCCGCCGACTACCGCCATCGTGGTCGGCACGATGAAGGCCGGCTGGTTGGCCGCCGGGATGAAGTCCCAGCGCGCCACGGCGCCGTTGTTGTTCGTCTGCCCCTGTCGGAACGTCCTGATCACGTTCGCCTGAGCCTCGTTGGTCAAGGCGTAGAGCGTGGTGCCGTTCTCCTGCGAGTAGCCGTGCGACTTGAGATCGTCGATCATCTCCTCGAGATCACCAGAGTCGATGGTCGCCGCGCCCGAGTTGCGGAAGTGGGTGTGCGTACCGGTGAACGTGGTGTTCTTGTACGACGGCGGCACGTTGCCGTCGCCGTTCCAGAACGTGTACACGTTGTAGTTCTGGTTCCTGATGTTGGTCGTCCGGTTGGTGTTCCGGAACAGCGATCGCATGACCTCTAGGAAGACGAGCCGGTTGTCGGCGTCGAGCGCCGCCTGGTGCACGGCGTCCACCTGCGCTGCGCTGGCGTCCGCCAGGAACAGCCACGTGAACCTCGCCGCCAGGTCGTACCACTTGAACGTGTAGCCGAGCTGCAGCACGGACCCGACGGGCCTGATCGACTTCGGGACGCCGTACTCGGACATCTCCTCGAAGTCGCCGCCGCCGAACTGCGGGACGTCCTCGATGATGTTCGTGACGGGGAACGTCAGAAGATCGATGAGCCGCTGGCGCGACTCGTTCTGGATCGCCAGCGTGGCTTGGAACTCGGCCCAGATCTCATTGAGATCGCGACCGTCGGCGGTCTGACCGAGGATGTCGGCGGCCGCGTTGTAGCCGTACGCGCCGCCGGCGATCTGCGGGATCAGACCGAGCGAACGGAGAAGCTTGATCTTCTCGAGATTCAGATCTAGCGCGGTCGGCGGAACACCGTAGATCGAGGAACCGAATGGATTGCGCGTGATCATGTCGTCGCCACCCCGCTAGTCCTAACGATCAGTCGAGTCGCCTCGACAGTGAATCCGACCTCGGACCCGACGCCCGTCGCCGCGATCACTCCCGTGGCCGCTACACCAGCGTACTTAGTGCCGGCGGCGAGAGCCGGCGACGTGACGTCGACGATCTCCCCGGCAGTCATGCAGTCGACGATGTCGTTCGCCTTCTTGCCGATGGCGTCGACCACGAGGACTGCCCTGACGCCGGTGGTCCCGGCGCCCTTCACGACCTTGCCGCTGGCGTTCAGCCCTACCGCGAACGGGATGCCGACGTCGGCGTCAAGCCAGTCAGCGTTCAGTGGGGCTCGGAATCCGCCAGAGATGGGGTCGTACTTGTCATAGCGCGCAGCCACGACAGCCCCTTTCTCTTAGGTTGTCTTGATCTTGTTCAGCGCTGGAGCGCTGGGAACTTCTTGATCAAGTCATCCCGCGTCTTCTTCGCCTTGTCCGTAGGGGTCTGTCTGGTCCGATCACCGCTGGGCTGCTTCGGCAAGCCAGTGTCCTCGTCCTGGGGCTCCAGTAGGTAAGAGTCAGAATCAGCGAGCTTCTTGATCGCTTTGTCGAGACCCGTGATCTTGCCGTCATCGTCTATCTCGACCTCGCCGAGGTCGAGCAGCTTGAGAGCAGAGTCGGGATTGCGCCACACGTGCTTCTTGTCGGCTAGGAACGCGTTCTTGATCGAGAGTTCTTTGTTCGCCTCGACGAGCGCCTCGATGCGCTTGTCTTGCTCGGCGATCTTGGACTCGAGGCGCTCAGTCGCTGACTTGTCTGCGTCGTCGATGTCCTTGAGACGCGCCTGCGCCTTAGCCAGCTCGTCAGCCAGTCGCTTAGCTTCATTGCGACGCCGAGCATTCTCGTCACTCAGTTCCTTGATGCGTGGGTCTCTCTTGTCGTCGTCGTCGTTCTCGGAGTGATCTTCACTCCCCGGCGCCGACTCGTCTCCCGGTTTCTCTTCCTGCTCGCTCTCCCCGTCTTCGGCCCCGCCCATGATCGGGTACACGGGCTTGCCGTCGATCATGAACAGTGGAGTGCGTGCTTGGATGGCAAGTTCAGCGAGGCTCCGCCCCATTGGTGACCTCCGGTCGTTGCTGATCAGGTAGACGACGATCACTATAACTGCAGATGGCCGTGATCGAGTGAGTTTCTTGATCAGGCAGCTTCCACGCCAAGATCGCCCAAGTACTCGTCGTACTTCCCAGCTCTATAGTTCTCGATGAACTGATCGCGAGACGCGGTCACCGGAGTCGTATAGCAGAAGCAGTTCGGATGCGGCCTGGCGGGAAGATCGCCGGGCGCGAACTCTCGGCCCTCGTAGTCGTTGCACTCGTCAGGGCGCGGGTGGCTCCCGGACAGCTGCCACAGCAGCCTCTCGATGAACGGGCTCTTGATCGCCTGGTCTCTCTGCACCGCGTGGAAGGCGTTGTTCAGCTCGGTCCTGGCCAGCCTCGTGCTGGCGTACCGCATGCCGCCGCGGGCGTCCGGGCGCACGAACCGGCGCACGTCCCTGGCGAGCTCGCTGGCCGACGACCCGTGGGCCAGGTGATCGTTGATCATGCGCGACACCTGTCCCCGGGAGAGCGCCGCCGTCTTGTAGACCCGGCGGGACAGCGGCACGTACGAGCTGCCCTGCGCCCTGGCCATCGCCGCCTCGACGCCGGTCTGCGCGGACCTGATCATGGACGCCTGGGCGGTGCGGACCTCGCGGTCGCTGAGCCCGGCGGTCTTGAAGATCTTCGCTGCGTCGGCCATCGACCGACCGGCTACCTCCGCGACCTGCGACCGGCGCCCTCGTATCTCGCCGCCAACCATCGCGTAGTGGTGATCAATCGTCTGGTGAATCGCCGCCAGCGAGTGGGCGAGCTGAAGCCTCTTAATCCTCTGCGAGACACTGAGGTCACCCATCCCCTCGATCATCGTCAGCTCCGGTCCGACGCTGCGCTCTGCGTGGCGCAGCATCGCCAAGATCGCCAGCTCAGTCGACCGCTGCACCCTCAGGTACTCGGTCAGCGGAGTAGGACTCGCCACCGTGGGCCTCCTCCCACTCCTCCTTGATCAAGTGCGTGTCGGCCAAGATCATCGCGATGCCGTCCACCATCAGCTCCGTGATGTTATGGAACTGCCGCTCGAGCCTGGCATACTCGTGCACGCCGGTGGCACCGTGGACGTCTTCTCGGAGCCAGTCCGACAGCTGCCGGTGCCACAGGTGGAGCACCTCGTGCACGATCGTGTCCCGGCGCTCGTCGTCCGACCGGCTCATCCAGTCCTTGCAGAGGTAGAGCTGCGCTACGTAGCGGTCGTCCGTGGTGATGATCTCCGCGACGGAGCCCTTGTCGGCTGGCTTCGCCATGATCAGGATCCGGTACGACGGCAGTCCCATCATGACTGTCATCTTGCTGATGAAGACCAAGATCGCGTCCAGATGATCCTTGGACACGTGTGAGTCGCGGACGCTCCGCTTCTTACGCCGCTTCGACACCGGTCAGCTCCCTCGCGATCCTGGCCTCGAACGGGTCAGCGTTGCGCGCGGCGGCCAGAGCCGTCTGCTCGGCGACGACCTGCTCGCCCATGGTCGCCGGGAACTCGAGGCCGAGCTTCTCGCTGATCAACACGCGGGCGTACTCGACGCTCATGATGCCCTTGTCGATCATGACGCCGATCTCCTTCAGGAAAGCCTCTCGGTTGATCGGCATAGGGTCGCTGACGATCGACACCGCGGTGGCCGCCTCGCCGAAGTTTATCGACTCGTACGCCGGCAGCCAGCCGCGCGAGACGTCGTACAGCATCTGGTCGTAGACGCCGAGCATCTCGCCCTCGCGCTCGGAGTTACTGGCCAAGATCGGAGACATCTTGAACGCCAGCGAGATCCCCGACTCGGCGACCGAGACGTCCACCTCGCCGACGGCGATGTCGGGCACGCCCGCCGCCTGCTGGATCTTCTGCTCCAGGTACCGAGCGTGATCGAGGTTGGGATCCACGCTGGCCACGCCGCTGACGCGCTTCCAGTCAGCCTCGGGGTCGATCTCGGCGACGTAGCCCGGACCGATCTTCCACCTCGTCTCGTTCCCGCTCTCGTCCACCGGCGGTCCGCTGGTAGTGACGTACAGACCCAGCCCCGAGAGGGCCAGCTCGATCTCTTGGTCGCTGATTACCTGCGAGACCGCGGCGGCGATCCGCTCGAGCCCGGCCAGGATGGAGACTCCGAATTGATCTCTCGGAGCTGGGTCGTTCCTGATGTGGTAGACCGGCAGAGCTGTGATCCCCGGCGGCAGCGGATGCTCCGGTACGGCGGGAACGGGGGGGTTCTTCGCCTTCTTCAGATCCTTGGGATCCATGTTCCGGTCGTCCCAGGCGCCGAGCTCCCACCACGTGGCCTCGTGGGTGATCGTCCCGCTGGCTGGGTCCTTGCGGTAGGTCTGTCTCTTGATCATGGACTCGTTCTTGTCGTTCGTCCTGATCTCTACGATGTGACAGCCGACGCGCTTGGTGTCGTCCTCCGGGTCGTAGATCGGAAAGTACGAGGCCGGGTCGAGCTCCATGATCGATATCCGCTTGCCCTGCGGGAGATCGGGATCGGCGATGATGTGCCAGCACGTGTCTCCCCTGATCAGGCCGTAGCGCTTCTGGCTGGCGAACTTGGACCACACCCGCTCGCGACGGAACAGCGGGGTGAGCACCTGCTGGATCATCGCCCGCTCGCTATCAGTGCCAAGTCTGGGATCCGCGACGAACGTCCAGTCCTTCGCGAGGTAGCGGTTGGTCGCCTCGACGATCGTCTTCGCGCACGGCACGTAGATCGGGTTCGACTCGCTGCCCCGCTGGATGATCTTGTAGGCGTCCGGAACGTTGCGGTACATGCCCTCGTACAGAGCGTAGGCCTCGACGCGCGCCGCGTCGGCCTCGGACAGCCACGTCGGCAGCACCCCGAACAGCGGCTTCGCGGTCGCGTAGGGAGAAAGATCAACCACTGATCGACGCCCTCCTCTGTCTCGGCCTGCGGGCTACCCTATCCGGGGTTCCGAACCTTCCCGCGAAGAATCGTCCGAGAGCCTCCGGGCCGTGATCGTCTCTCTTCATCGGATTCTCCGGCTCGCCGGTGGTCTCGCTCCTCTTCTGGGCGTACCGGTAGTTCAGCATGTCCATGATCGTGCGCACGCACGACCTGTCGAACTGGAGCTTGGGACGGTTCTCCTCGTGGTCGTGCGGCAGGTGGGGATGCTTCCACCGCATCCACTTGCGGATGGCGTCGATCCGGAACTTGATCTCCCCGCCGGTGCTCCCCCGGTGCCGGATCCTGAGCTTCTTCTCCAGGATCGCGGTGTCCCCCGGGGACGCCGGGTCCGGGTAGAACGCGATCACGTCTCCGGGGCACAGTCGCCGGGAGATGATCTCGTCCGCGAACTCGTCCGGAGCCAGCCCGGGCTGGTACACCTCGCCGAGCACGTTGACGATCTCGGCGTGAGGGTCCTCCTGGATGAGCAACCACACGTTAGGATTGGTGAAGCCGTAGTCCACCGCGGCGTACGTGGGCCACCCCGGCACGTACTCGAGGTCAGTGACGTGGATCTCTTCGTCGAACTCCTTGAAGACCCTGCCGACGAAGGTAGTGAAGTCGGCTCCGATCTCTTGGTCAAAAGCCTCGTCGGTCAGGTCCTCGACGAGTGCCGCGATCTCGGCGTCTATCTCGACGTGATCGCGGGGCGCCCCCGCGAGGAACAGCTCCCGGTACCGCTCGACCGCGTCGAAGGACCCTCCGCCGGGGTAGACGTAGGGGTTCAGCCAGGCGGGGGCTCTGAGGCTCCACCAGTCGGCGTATTTTGGGTCCTGGCCGCGGCGCCACATCTCATAGAACCAGTTCTTGCCCTCCGGGGTCGAGGTCATCAGGCACCAGCCGTTGAAGTCGGCGAGAGTGGGCCGGATGAACCTGCTGTAGACGGTCTCCTTGAGCTTCGCGGCCTCCGCTAGGATCGCCCCCGACAGACCCTCTCCGACGAGGCTCTCGGGGTGCTGGGCGCTCTTGGCGTGGACCTGGAACCGGCCTCCCCACAGGCTGGCGTGCATGTTGCCGCCGATGGGGTCGTTGTACGTCCCGGGCCGGTCGAAGTAGTCCGCGATCCCGATCTTGGAGAGGGAGTTGTACATGACCCGGAACTCCTTCTCGGAGTCGGTGTACGTCGGCCCGATGATCCAGAACTCGCGGCGCTTGCCGAGGTCCTCCAGCATCGAGACCGCGAGCCGGGTGTTCATCGCCTCGTGGACGAGCTTGGTGCCGCCGATCTCGCTCTTGCCGAACCGCCTGCCGGCCGCCAGCACCCGGTTGCGCACCCGCGCGTCGATCACGCGACGCTGGCCCTCGTGCGGTCGCCAGTTGATCTTGCGGTACGCGAAGTCCTCGGTTACGACCCGCGGGGGGAGGAGCGTCGCGCGGCTACCAAGCGCCGCCACGCACGGTGGTCGCGCCGGAGGCCACCCGCCTGCCGCCGACCCTGGCGCCCACGCGCCCGTTGGACTTGGTGAGCTGGGGGGCGGGCTTAGTCGCCGAGCCGCGGCCTCCCGCGTTGCGACGGAGCAGCTTCTTCGCCTCTTGATCTTGACTGTGAGGGGGATCGGGTACGAACTCGCCGGCCATCTAGTCTCCTGTGGTGATCTCGGGCACGTCCGGGACGATCGTACCACTGATCGTCTCCGTCGCGCCGTCTTCCGTGATCCCGCGGAAGAACTCGATCACCGGGTCGCTCGGCTTGATCTCGATCACCGTGGCGGTCGGGGCCACCTTGTCGACGATCATCTTCGCGGCCGCCAGCCGGGTCCTCGCCTCGACGTTCGGATCTGTGCAGATCTCCATCATCGTCTCGGTCGCCTTGATGAACGCCCGCTTGAACACGTCGTTCCCGCGAGCCAGCAGCGCCCGCTGCATCTCGCTGATCCTGTCGGTCGGCATGGCGGGACGCGTCCGGGAGAACGACCCGTCGTCCTCGCGCACCTGCTGCCGGGCGAGCTCCTCGTCGTCCAGGTCGTCCGTCGTGATCAAGCCTCGCGCGAACTGCTGGGGACGGGTCAGCGCGCGCCGGCCCTCCTGCACGGAGGCGTACATCTCGCTGAAGCTGGGAACGGCCACGATGAGATCATATCGCGGCGAGCCGCGCCAGCCGTGGACCCGAGCAAGCGCGACCCGCCAGACGAGGAGCGGCTCTTCCCCCGGGGGTAGGGCGGCCGGCTCCGACGGAACTCTACCGTCCGGCGGGTCGCGGGTCCTCTGTGTTGCCGAGCTGTTATGAGATGGCCGGGAAGCTCGGCTCTATAACATTTCTCGCTTCTCGCGGCGCCACGCGACCAGGCCCCTCACGAAGCCGTCGTCGCGGTGCCGCATCGGCATGCGGTGGGCCAGCTCGCCCAAGATCGCCCACGAGACGATCATAGCCGCGTACAAGATCAGCAGGATCACGGGAGCCTCCCTCGCGGGTCGCGATCGACTATCGGCCACGCCCGCTCGACGATCTCCATCCCCTCGATCGTCTCGGGGTCGATCGCCCAGACTTGGAACGGCGCGCCGAACCCCCGGGCGTCGTGCGCGACGCCAGGGCGGGCCGGTATGGCATCCGCCCTGGCACCGCTGCCCCTGTCCTCCACCGGACGATCGCCCAGTACCATCTGAACGTCCTCGATCTCTCTGAGCTCGCCCCGCAGCCCCATCTGCGGGTGGTCTCTGGTCACGTACCGCCTGCCGGGCCTGCGCATGTGCTCGCCGCGCTCCTGCAGCACGGCAGCGAAGTCCTCCTGACCGTTGGTCGTGCTCCCCGCCATGATCGTCTTCCTCTCGTCTGCCGGTCCTCACCCCATCCTACCGGGAGACCGGGCGAGCTGTCGACATCCCGGTCCCTCATCTTCCCCGCATCCTCACCCAGCGACCCGTGGCCGCGTCCTCGTACATGATCACGTACCGCGCCTGGTCGCAGGAGTCGTCGTCCCTCTTCAGCGGCTGGTCCCTGCCGCCGTCCGCCCAGACGTACGACGGGATCTGCTCGGCCAGGCACGTCGGGCGCTGCATCTCCAGCAGGGCGGGATCCCTGAAGAGCGGAGCTCCGCGCATGACGGCGACGTCGTGGTTCTTGAGCCGCTTCGCGAACGCGTCGATGCCGGCCTTCACGGCCTTCCTGGCGAGCGTGACCTCGTACTCGAAGCCCCACTCCCGCGCCAAGATCTTCTCGAGCTTCGCGATGTTCTCGAGGTCGTGGTCCGCCACGATCGCCTCGGGTCTGGGCTGGCCGTCCCGAGTGGTGGCGTCCAGGATGGTCTCGGCGAGCTGCTCGACCGTCCAGCCGGTCATCAGGATCTCCTGGTACTCGGTCATCCGGCCGTCGGGCTCGCGCACCCAGTTACCCCACGCGCACGGGTGCTTGGTGCCCCAGTCGACGCCCCACACCCGCGCCCAGTCGATCGGCGGCGGGTAGTCGTTGATCAGATGGATGGCCGGGTCCCACTTCTCCCAGATCATCCCCTCGGCGTCCACCCACAGCCCGAGCGCCTTCCTCGAGCGGTTCACGCCGGTGAGGTCGTTGAGCCTGGACAAGATCACGCGGCCGTGGTCCGTGATCTTGAGGTGCCCGTCCGCCCGCGCGTAGATCTCCGGGTTGTCCTCGTGCCGGGAGTCGAGCATGATCGTCCGACCCTCCCGGCAGCGCTGGTTCAGCCAGTGTCCGGGCTTGTCCGGGAGCGTGCACGCGATCAGCTGGGTGTACCCCATGGCGTCGCCGGAGCAGCTCATCGACAGGTCCTCCCAGTCCACCAGGTCGAGGTCCGTCGCGTTGACCACGCAGACCATGTCCCACTCGCTGCCCGCGATCTTCCTCGAGTCGTCGATGCCGGTGACCACGATCACCGACCCGTTGCCGAACTCGTACCGCTGCGGCTCCCTGGTGCTGGCGTTGAAGAACTTCACCCCGCGGCTCGCGATCAGCTCCCTGAGCACCCTGCGCTCCAGGATCGGGATCACCGTGAGAGCCAGCGACTTCTCCACCTTGCGGACGATCAGCCCGCGGAAGCCCCGGTGCGTCATGGCGCACGTCGCGAGCTTCTCCATGATCGCCCGGTCGGCGCCGGTGCTCGCCGGCCCGGACAGCAGCACCTCGCGGTCCGTCATGCCGAAGATCTTGCTGTGCGGGCCGCGCGCCTCGTACTCGTGCTCAGCCATGGTCGGGCACCTGCGTGATCTTCCACACCACCGCGTCCGGCAGGCCGCCGTCGTTCTTCGCGCGCGTCTGGCGCTGCCCGCACTCCTCCGCGACCTGGGTCTCGAGCGCGCGCAGCTCCGCGCTGAGCTTGATCGCGTCGGGCTGGGAGATGATCTTGTCTCCCCTTCCCCCCGGCTCCATGATCTCCCAGAACATCTCGGTCAGCGCCTCGTGCCGGGCCATCGCCTCGCTGACTCTGAGCTCCATGCGCGTGATCCACAGGTGGCTGATCGCGCTCGCGTGCGCCGCCTTGAGGTCCTCGATCTCTCGCCGGTGCTGGCTGGCGAAGTTGTCGATCGTCCCCCACGCCCGGCCGTGGCGCTCCGCGATCTCCTCGTGCGGCATGCCGGACGCGACCTCCTCGAGCAGCTCGACGTACTCGCGCCCTCTGATCTTGCTGCCCGCGCTCACGCCGCCATCCGATCAGCCGCGCGCCGCGACCGCATGCGCTCCCACAGCCGGTCCGCCGCCTCCTCGTCCCGCTCGCTCGGCGGCGGTCGCCGGTCGGCCGGCGGGGGCTCGTCCTCGCCGAACTCGGGACCCGAGTGCTGGGCGCGCAGCGCCATCGGCCCGGACTCCGAGGTGTACCACACGCCTGTGATCTCCCGGTCCAGCTTGTCCGCCCTCGAGCCGAGCCGGCGGCTCCCCTCGCCGAGCACCATGTCCACGGCCTTCGCCGACTTGACCTTGCCGCACAGCCCGAACGTCAGGCCGTGGCGGATCGGGCCGATCTCCTCGATGCTCGGGTGCTGCGTGCAGCCGATCACCGTGATGCCGCAGGCCGCGCCCTGGTGGCACAGCGTCAAGATCGCGTTGGTGATCCGGTTCTTGACCGGAGTCGGCGTGGTCTCGCGGACCAGCTGGGCGAGCTCGTCGACCATGACGATGATGTGCGGGTCGCCCGGCTTCGCGTGGTGCCTGCGGTCCTTGAACCTGATCCTGTCCGCGCGCCGGCGCATCTCGCGCACCAGGTCCTCGAGCGGCTTGACGAACGTCTCCTCGTAGAGCTGGCCCTCCCACTTGCCCGTGTGAGGGTCGACCTCGCCGACGTCCTCGCCGAAGTAGAAGTCGCTCTGGGCGACGTACTTGAGGTTGACCGCGGCGGCCATCTCCATGCCGTTCTTCGGGTCGAACAAGATCACCCGCACGACGCCCTGCTTGATCGCCTCCTCGAGGTCCTCCAGAATCGCCCACTCCACGGTGGACTTCCCCCACCGGGTGCGCGCCGCGACGAACACGTGCTCGTCCATGATCGGGATCCGGGCGATCGCGCCCGCTCTCCCCGACCCGTCCAGGCTCTGCCAGCGGCCGACCCGCACGCCCCGGTACAGCCAGTGCTCCCACGACTCGAGGTCTCCCGGCGAGCGCCTCGGACCCAGCGGCGCGACCTCCTCCAGGAACATGGGCGGCATGGTCTCGGCCAGGTGCATGCCGTACATGAGCAGCACGCCCACGGTCACCGAGAGACCCGGCACGCCGAGCATCGCAACTCGCGTCATGATCGTCGCGAGCTCCTCGCTGCTGATCGTCTGCTCGAGCCGGTACTTGGCCCACCCGATCGTCCCGGTGATCATCGTCGCGACGCTGAGCGGCGGGATCGTCGCCCAGCAGAACCGGCGCACCTTCTCGCCGACGAGCTCCCTGAGGGTGGTCTCCCCCTCCTGCCACTCGGCGAGGGAGCCCTCCAGCGTCGGGCCGACGCGGCGAGTCATGATCGGGTGAACCCGTAGTACTCGAGCTCAGCGCGCCTGATCGCGGAGCAGAGGTCGCAGCGCTGCGCGGTCTCGTCCAGCTCCCACTTGCCCTTGGTCGTGATGATCTGATCATCACCGCGTAACTCGTCCTCGGTCTCGGTCCAGCTCAGCTCGTCGACCAGCTGCCAGTTCCATGACTCTTGCTCGACCATGATCAGCGTCCCGCAGTCGCGACACGGGGACGCGCGATCGCCAGGGATCGCCGGCCTCGGCCTCGGCCTCGGTCTCCGCGCCGCGAGGTCCGACCGGAGCCGGAGCAGGCCGTACGCGCCGAGCAGAGACCAGGCGACGACGACCATCGTCACCATCGCCGTGCCCAGCAGCTCGATCACGGCGACGGCCCGCCCGTCATGATCAGCCGGATGGTCGGCCCGGCCTGCGCGCCGAGCAGCCGCGTCACGGGGATGCTCTGGTCCGGGACGTGCACCGCGACGATCTGGCTGGGCGGGTAGTCGACGACGACCGCGGTCGGGTCCACGCTGACGTCGAGGAACGCCCCTCCGTGACCGTTGATCTTGCCCGGCAGGCGCCTCTCCTCGCCCGCGATCACGAACACCACCACGCAGTCGATCACGTCCCGTCGTCCTCCTCGTCGTCGCCGCTCATGCGCACGAGCTCGTGCATCTCGTCGCCGTGGATCGCCATCCGCAGCACGTGCTCGCGGTAGTCCACGTCCCGGACGTACGTGATCTCGTACAGTCCCTGGATCTGCGCCGCCGACTCGAAGACGAAGTGCCCGTAGTTCAGGATGCGCCCCATCAGCGGGTGCTTCGTCGTGATGTCCAGGATGCGCAGGATCGGGATGCTCGCCCGGTCCGTGCCCAGGATGCCGTTCACCCGGAAGATCCGCTGGTTGGTGATCACGAACCGGTCCCGGAACTCGCCGGCGACGTGCCACAGCGCCTGGAGCATCACCATGATCAGCACTGCGGTGACCACCCAGTACGCCCACTCCACCGGGTTGAGGGCGTTCCAGACGTACAGCCCGGCCGCGACCACCAGCCGCAGCATCGCCCAGATGCTGGCCGCCCAGTGCTTCTTCACCTCCAGGATCTTGTGCTCGCCGCCGAGCACCAGGATCTGCTTGTCCACGCTCGGCTCGAGCCACCTGACGACCCGGTACAAGTCGATCATCAGAACCAGAAGCCCCTCTTCGTGATCTTCCGCTTGCTCTTCTTGGCGGCCCGCCACGCGTCCCGCGGCTGGTACCACCCGGCCTGGTGCATCCGGCGCCTGCGGGCGCGCCGGCTCCTGGCGAAGCGATCCACGCGGACGCTGCTGCCGCGCTTGACGCGGTCCCGGCTCTGGGATCTCCGTCCGTACGGGTCGTCCGGTCCTCCCGGGTAGCGGCCCTGCGCCCCGCGCCACGGGTCGCCCAGCACGTCGCGGGTCTTGTCGCCAAACCAGCCCGTGTCGCGGTTGGCCTCGTCCTCCTCGGCCTGCCGGCGCTTCTCCTCGTCTATCCGATCTTGGTAGTCCTGGTCGTACGGCGCGTGCCCGTCGCGGTCCCAGATCGAGGACTTGACGTCGCCCCGGTCCCGGAGGTCGTAGTCGTCGCGGTCGTAGTCCCACCTGCCGCGGTCGTCGTAGAAGTCGTCCGGATAGTCGCCGATGTCGCGGTGGTTGCGGTCGGCGGCGACGTCGCCCCACGTGCTCACCGCGCGCCCCAGCGATCGTCGGGAGGCTGGTCGTCGTCGTCGTCGTCGTCGTCGCCGGGCTGGCGATCGCCGAGCTCGCCCGGCTCGAGCCATCCTGGATGATCTTCGGCCAGTCCCTCGGCGATGATCGGCCACGGCAAGATCGCGCCGGTACCTGCCGAGACCGGGTCCACGGGTCCACTTCTTTCAGCTCGTCTGGCGTCCGTCAGTAACGGCCGGCATGTCTTCGCCTAACGGGAGCTACCTAACCATAAGATCTCACGGCGATCAAGGCAGGAGGGTCGGGTCTTCGCATCCGACGGTGGGCACCTGGCGCAGCTCGGTGGTCCGGTTGTACCTCGGCTCGGCCGGGCGACACGACGTCATGGCGATCAGCAAGACGGTGCAGACCAGCAGGACCGCGGTCCCGTTGAAGATCGCGAGCGCCCACCTCTCGGCCGGGCTCCTCCGGCGACGTACTCCCCCGAGTAGCCGCCTCACCTCCGCTTTCGCTTGGGTCGCCCCATCGAGGGGTAGCGGCGGTGGACCGCGGCGCGGACGCGGCGCTTCTCGGACGCCGAGCCGTGCTGGGCGACCCGCGACAGAGCGCTCCGCGCGTGCGCGCGATCGTGGATGGGATACCGCCGGCCGGGGAGGGCGAAGCTGGACTTCTTCAGTCTCTTCCGGCCGCGCGTCGTGAGCTTGGCCATGATCGGGATCCTACCGCCTGTCTGCCCGTCGGGGACGGCGACTCGCCCTAGGCTCGGGCATCATCGACAGACGATCGGAGGCGCGAGCGAAGTCCTCGGTCCTGAGCTCGGGAGTCCCGCGATCGGAGATCTGCCAGATCACCGCGCGCCCCTCCGCGGTCATGGTGGCGAAGCGGTCGCCGGGCTGGAGCACCCACATCTCCTCGGCCATCAGCGCCCCCGCTTCCGCCGCGACCTGCGCGCCCGAGCCGGGAGGTTCTTCTTCTTCGGCGTGTGGCGCTCCCAGCGCCTGGCGATCTTGGGATGCCGGGCCCACATGAAGCGGCGCTGGGCCCGCGACCGGAACGGCACGTCATCCTCCCCACGCGATGTAGCCCACGGCCAGCCCGATCAGCAGGCCGCCGATCCCCCACAGCACGCGGGCCAGCACGATCCGGCCGGCGAGCTCGTCACGCGGCATCGATCATCGCGATCTCGTGCTGGCTGGGCTCGTCGGGGTGATCGAGCACGTGGCGCTCCGCCGCGTCGCCGACGATCCCCGAGGTGCCGGTCACCGTCCACGTGCCGCAGGAGCAGACGAGGATGATCAGCTCGGGAGCTGGGTCGGCGCCTCGCCCCGCGCTAAACCCTGGATCGCCGCCGTCACCTCTCCGATCTTGCCGGCGTTCTCCACCGAGTCGGACAACAGCTCGTCGCGCTCGGCGGTGAGCGAGTCGATCTGCGCCTGGTCGGCGTCGGTGCCCTGGGCCTGTAGGTCGGCGAGCTGGGCGTTCAGGTCCTGGACCTGCTGCAGCGCGGCCTGCAGCGCGGCGGGGTCCGCCTGCTCGATGCGCCCGGCGAGGTCGGACACGGCGGCGTTGAGAGCTTCTACTGATTGGTCGAGCTGTGACATCTGGGCTCCTAGCTTGGTTACGAACTGCTGTACGTTGGTGACGAAGTCCTGAGCGGCGGCGCCGACGACCTCGAGCGAGATGGAGATCTTGTCGACCATCGGGTCAGCCCGCCGACTCGAATCGGTCCTGCACGTCCACGCCGCTGGTGGGGTCCGCCGGGTCGTCCTCGCGCCGCATCTTACTGATCACCTCGCGCGCCCTCATGACGTGCGGGAACTCCTCGACGAGGCCCGTGTTCCCGCCGTACTCAGTCGGGGGCTCGCGGCGGATGTCGTCCGGCATGGCGGGATCCTATCACCGATGGTCGGCGCGATCCGGGACTCCCGCTCGGACCCCGTGTCTGCGGGCGGTGATCATCTAGGAGGAAGCTCCGGATCGCCTGGAGTCGCTGGCGCGGGACGACCGCCCCAGCGACCGAGGAGACTATAGCCCGTCTGGGCTGGCTCGAAACTCCATGATCGGCAGCGGCCCGGCCCGGTCCGCGGCGACGACGAGTCGCGGGCCGAGCCAGCCGCCCCTAAGATGATCGCCCCCGCTCTGCCCTCCCCCGAGAGGACGATCACTGCGAGACGACCCAGACCGCGTCCCCGGTATCGGGCCTGGGCGACCCCGCGACCAGCGCGGGAGGCGCGGCGGTGATGGATGAGCTCCGCAGCATGACCCATGGGGGCCGACCGCGCCTCCGCGGCATGAGGCGGGTGCCCGGGCGGGAAGACGGGGCTCGGTGATCACGCCGTGACGCCTGCCACGAGACCCAGAGCCCGGGCGCCCACGTCTTTGTGTGGGCGAGGACGCGGACCGCGGTAGTCGGCCGGGTGGCCGGAAGACTCGCTCCCCCGCGCCCTCTCCCGGGCACGCTACCCGGACCCGGCCCGGCGGTCAAGGCGGGCGATGATCTTGGCGAGAAGCGCGAAGATCTTCCGGGAGATCCGGGAAGAAGCGAAGAGGACCGCGGGCGAGGCGGGGCCGGCCAGCGGCCCGACGCGCGCGCGGGTCACGCGCGCAGGCGACGCGCGTACCCGGGACGCCTGCGCGGGTCATGCGCCCTTAGGAGGTCCCGGGGGCCACGAAGATGATATTGATAGGAAGATCTATGCTCTTTTATACAGATTCGTGACTATTACTGCAGATCCCTATGCAGTAAGGAACTTAGCTGGCGACTAGGCCTACGTGTACGCGGGTTTGGTACCTACATAGGAATCCTATTGATCAAGTAAGTAATAGTGTAATAAGATAAGGTATCTCTATAGATCCCAGAGAATGTCTTTGGGAACCCTAGCAAAGGAGCCCGCCGTGAGACCTCTGACGCCGTCCGGGACGTCCGCCAGACCCGGCATGACCGTCCGGCAGCAGCTGCTCGCCGACCCGGCCGGGACCCCGCCGCACAAGATCGTCTCCAAGGAGATCGTCCCGGGCGCGTCTCCCGGCGAGGAGCGCTACGTGATCGCCACCACGCAGGGGTCGTGGGAGTTCCGCGGCGACGAGCCGGTGGTCTTCCCGCGCCGCCCCGACGGGAGCATGATCGACTGGCGCGGGCGCCGGCCGCCGCCGACGCCGCTCGACCTGGCGATCGGCGACTGGCTCGATCCGTCGTCCGGGCTCGACCCCGACCTCCCGGAGATGACGCGGGTCGAGGCGACCCAGCGCGTCACCGCCGTGACCCGCTCCAGGATCCGCCCGGACGTCGTCTCGATCAACACCCACTCCGCGTGGGAGGGCGTGCGGCATTGGACGTTCGCGGTCTTCGAGCAGGTGATCTTCCCGCGCCCGGAGGGCAGGCGCCCGACGGGCCGCGACGAGCACAGGCCCCAGCTGGACGGCTACGGCCCGTACGCCCGCGGGAGCGACGCCTACTTCCTCGTGACGCACCCGTCCGGCGGGGGCAGGTGGCCGGCGTGGCTGGCGGATCCGATCAAGATCGCGGAGGGGGTCTTCCTGGCCAAGCCTCCGCGGGAGAGCTGGTCCGAGTACCAGTTCGGCGGCGACTCCAAGTGGGAGCGGCATCCCCAGGACCCCAAGTGGGGGAAGGTCGGGCACACGATAGTGGTCCTGGACCGTGAGATGACCCGCGTCGTCGAGGCCTACCAGTCCTTCCGTGAGACCCAGTCCCCGACCTAGATCGCGGCCGGGAGTCCGTGGTAGTGTGAGGTACCGGGAGAAGAGACCGAGAGAACCGGGAGCGAGAGGAAGCCGGGCGGGTGGCCGGGATCGGGGTCCAGCCAGCATGGCGGTGATGGTGGTCGCGCTGATCGTCAGCCTCGGCATCGTCGCCGCGATCATAGCGAGCGAGACAGACGCGAGGAACAGATGACGGCCATGGCGAGCCAGGAGCTCCGGAGCGGGGACCAGACCCTGCGCTTCGACGGCGAGCCGCTGTCCCGGGCGAGCAGCGAGCACGGCTACCGCGGCGAGCGCAAGCCCCGGTGGACCGAGATCACGATCTACCGCACGGACGACGGCAAGTACGTCGTGAGCAAGATCGGCAAGAGCCGGGTGGTCCACGCGCACATGCGCTGCCACGTGCTCCGGAACAACGAGGACCCGCTGGAGCTGGTGACGGTGGCGCCGGGCCACCAGCCCTGCGAGCGCTGCTTCCGGCAGCCGCAGGAGACCGGGTACCTGGAGAACGACCACGCGACCGTGTCCGTGGCGGACAGGCCCGAGGGCGCCGTGGCCGCCTGCTACAGCAGGGACGGCAACGGGCTGTGGAGCCTGAGCTGGCTGGCGGAGGACGCGCTGCGCGACGCCTTCGAGCGCGACCGCGACCTGGAGGCGGCGTTCCTGGACTTCGACATCGGGTCCCTGGGGCGACGCAGTCGTTGACCCGTCTCCCGGTCCGTGGTAGTGTCGGGACCGACGGGAAGGAAGCATCCGACGAGAGGAAGACGATCATGGCTCTCCCCGACTACGAGCTGCTCGAGCAGCTGCTCGACGACCTGGCCACCCCGCTGGCCCGGTACCACACCGCCCGCGTCCGGATCGCCCGGGCGCTGGGCGCCAAGAACATGCGCGGGCTCGAGCCCGCTCTGAGGGAGCGGGACAAGCAGCTCAGCGACGTGGACGCGCTGATCGCGCAGTACGTCGCCGCCGCGGCGGTCGACTACGGCCCGAGCGAGCCGACGCAGGAGGACCTCCAGCGCGGCTTCGATCCCGAGACGATGATCATGAGTGCGGACGGGAGCGTCGAGCGATGAGCTGGCGCGACTCGCAGATCCACGAGCCGGCGCGCGACCCCGTGGACATGATCAAGGTCGTCCCAGACGAGGCCGGGTCCGCGGTCGCCGAGGCCCAGTCTCTGATCGAGGAGGCGGCCGAGCACCTGGTCGGCGACAAGTTCAACCACTACGCCGCGCTGGCCCAGGCCCAGGCCCAGGTCGCGCAGGCGATCTATCTGGGCCGGCTCGTCGACCTTCTCGAGGAGGGCCTCGCCGACATCTCGCGCAGCATCGGCGCGGTGGGATGATCGTGGACGATGGTCCCAGGCTTAGGTGGCGTCAGCCGGCCGCGGTCGCCTGCGTCTGCCTGGCGGTCCTGCTGTCGTACGTGATCATCGTGCTGGCGTGGGCGCGATGACGCTGCGTCGGATGATCAGAGAAGCGGGCCCCGGCGAGCCGCCGATAGAGCTCGAGGTGTGGTGGTGCCCGGAGTGCGGGTCGCTGTTCCTGCACCATCTGGGCACCAGGCACATCCGGCAGTCCGGCCAGGGCGGCGAGTGCCACGGCCGGCTGGTCGAGCTGCAGTTCTACAGGTAGAAGACCGTAGAAGAGGAAGGGAGGTGATCGCGTGCGGGGACACACCCTGCGGGGACACACCCTGTAGCAGACCGCGCGCCCCGGGAAGGCGGGGATCGAAGTTCCCGGGGCGCGTGCACCAAGATCGAGAACTAGAAGAGGAAAAGAAAGATCATGAGTCTGAAGACGTATCTGATCGTCTACAAGAATGGCACGCACGAGTTCATGCCGGCCGACTGGGCGTCGATCCGCGAGGGCGACTCGAAGTTCTGCTTCGGGAACGGGGGCTACGGCACGCAGGCGCCGGCGCTCCCGTTCGCCTGGGTCGACGAGGCCGAGGTGTCCCTGCTCCGCGAGGTGACTGGCTGGGACGCCACGCAGGTCGAGTTCATCCTGTCTCGGCTCCGCACGCAGCGAGACGTGGTCGAGGCGCCCAGCAAGGCGCCGGAGCCGGTGATGGACGGGATAGGGAAGGTGGACGCCACGTGAGCAGTCTTAACTTCATCAAGGGCGACGACGTCGACGACGCGGACGCCGACGTGATCTTGGCGTGCAAGGAGTTCCGGTGCGCGTGGGACCACAAGGCGGCGTGGTTCGTGGCCACGACCAGGACCGGCAAGCGCTGCTGGCAGCGCAAGGTCACGTGCCTGCGCGGCTGCGGCAGTCACCGGATCGATCGCGTCACGCCCAGCGGGCTGTTCGAGATAATCAGCCGCGCGTACTGGCGCCCGCAGCTGTGGCGGGACGTCGGCAACGTCTACTTCAGCAAGGCCCGCCGCGAGCGGATCGCGCTGTTCCTGGCGCAGGACGTCGAGGTCCAGCCGCTCCCCGAGGACGAGGCCGTGCCAGTCGCGTAGAGGAGGTGTGAGATGGCGTGGAGCCGGTTCATGCAGGACCAGATCTGGGTCGACAAGAACCGCGTCGTGCATCCCATCGAGGTCATGGACCCGGACCACCGCAAGAGGGTGATCAACTTCCTGCGGCGCAAGGCGGACGTGTTCGCCATGGGGGAGTACTGGCGACTCGCGATGGAGTGCCCGGAGGACCCCAGCGACGGCGTGTTCTGGGCCTTCGAGGAGATGCTGGCCAAGCTGGACGACGGCCCGACGTGGATGGAGGACACGCCGCTGATGCGGGGCCTGCTCCGCGCGGACGCGATCTTCGAGTCCAGCCTGGGCAGCTGGGACCGACTCAAGAGATGGCTGGACCACGCGCCCGTGGTCGAGCCGCCCAGGCCGTCCATCTACGGGGGTGACTCCTGATGCCGATGGCGCCGAGGACCGCCGCGCTCATCGACGTCCGGCGGAAGTACGACTCCCTCAGAGCCTCGATCCGCGCGGCGCTGCACGAGGGCGTGAGTCCCGACGAGTTGGTCGATCACTTGGACGACCCGGAGACCCAGACGGTGAACGCCATCCTCCGCAAGATCATCATCGGAGAGGTGATGGTCGGCCAGCCCATGTCCGAGATCGACACCGGCGAGCAGCCGGCGATCGACGACTCAGGGAGCGGGTGATGACCGCCGAGCCGAACCCGAGCCTGGGGCAGTGGGAGGTCCGGGCCGTCTGCGGCAACTGCGGCCATGGGATCTACACCTACATCGCCAAGCAGACGGGCGAGTTCGTACCGCCCGGCACGCTGAACCCATGGATGCATCTCGACACCTACGACGCGGCGTGCTCGAGCCCGCTGACGCAGATCATCGGGGATCCCGTCGGCGACCAGCCGACGATCTTCGACGTGACCGCCGCGGCGGAGATCGACGACGCTACCGCGGCCGCGGACGACGAGAAGACGGTCGTCCGGAGGAGAAGGAGGACGAAGAAGTGATCATCAAGGACCCTCGCACGGAGGAGATTCTGGTCAAGAGCGAGATGCGCAACGTGCTCATCGACCAGAACGGGAACCACTGGCTGTTGACAGACGACATCGAGGGACTGACCCTGGAGCTGTGGCAGCCGTCGCCGTGGTCCGCGATCGCGACGATCTCCATGGGGGAGCGCTCGGTCATGATCAAGCCGGTGACGCTCCCGGCGCAAGCGGCGTCCAGGCGATGACGACGATGACCGCGCTCACGGTGCTGGTCGCGCTCACGGCGATTGGCCAGCTGGGCGTGATCTTACTGATGGTCTCGCAGGTCCGCAGACTTCGCCGCACGATCTGGCAGACCCAGCAGCTCCAGGCCCAGATGGAGGAGGACCACTCCGAGCTCGTGCAGAAGGTGATCGCCGTGAACAACTGGCTCGTCGAGCTCAGCAACGAGGAGAGACATGCTGATCGTTCTTGAGGGAGTGGACGGCGCCGGCAAGACGCACCTGAAGGACCGGCTCGCGATGAAGCACGGCGCCCGGACCCGGATGCTGCACAGCGCCCAGCTCCACGAGGATCCCATGATCGCGTACGAGTGGTCGCTGCGCGACTACGACCGGCGCGACCTGACGGCTTTGTGGGTGCTCGACCGGTGGCACGTCGGCGAGCTGGTGTACGGGCCGCTGTACCGCGGGAGGTCGCTGCTGACCGAGCCCGCAGCCAAGCACGTGGAGCTGTTCCTCGAGTCTCTGGGCGCTCTCAGGGTGGTCGTGACGGACTCCATAGGCGTCGTCCAGGACAGGCTCAGAGACCGCGGGGAGAGCTTCCTGAGGCCCGAGCACGTCGGTCTGGTCTGGGACTTCTACGCCGACTACGCCCAGCGCGTGCCCGGGTGGCGGACTGTGACCTCGACGAAGGTCTACCCGAAGCAGCTGATCGACCTGGCGAGGTCCGCGCAGATGTCCCAGCTCAAGATCGCGACCATGCCGTCGTACGTCGGGTCTCTGAACCCGCGATTCATCGTGCTCTCGGGGCACCGACCGCAGCATCCGAACATGCCGGCGTTCAGAGCGGCGCTGACCCCGACCATGAGCTCGCCCAGGAACCACGCGATCTTGGAGCGGCTGATGCCGTACGAGGACTTCGGCGTGCTGTCGCAGGACGGCGACCAGATCAAGGACGCGTGGGCGCTGTTCGGTCGTCCGCCGGTGATCGCGACGGACCCCGAGGCGTACGCCGCGTGCGCCATCGCCGGTATAGAGGCCACGCCGATCAAGTCGGCGCTGTCGATCATGGAGGGGGCGCATGTCTGACGCGGTCGACCACCCGTCGCACTACAGGAGGCGCGGTGCCTGAGTTCTACTTCGACTCGGCGGCCGAGTCGCTGTCCCCACTGGTCGAGCACCTGTGGTTCCACGGCGAGAGCGTGGCTCCCCGCGGCATCGAGACCAAAGAAGTCCCGCACTTGACGATCATCATCGGGCACCCGAATGACTGTCTGATGATGGGGATCAACCGCAAGTGGAACCACAAGCTCGCCGCGCTCGAGGCGCTCCAGCTGATCGCCGGCAGACAGTACCCGCAGCTCATGGCCGCGGTGGCCCCGAGTACCGCGCGGTTTCTGGACGGCGAGGCGTTCCACGGGGCGTACGGTCCCCGGCTGCGGCAGCAGATCCCCAAGATCATGGACACTCTCAGGATGGACATGAACAGCCGGCAAGCGATCGCCACGATCTGGGACCCGGCGTACGACGGGTTCGCCGACACGGCGGACACGCCGTGCACGGTCTATCTCAGCTTCATGATCAGAGACGGAAAGCTGATCATGCACACTCACATGCGATCCAACGACGTGTGGTGGGGCTGGTGCTACGACGTGACGCAGTTCTGTTCGCTGCAGGTCCACATGGCGACGGCGATGGGACTCGAGGTCGGACCCTACGTCCACTACGCCGACAGCTTCCACATGTACTACGAGCGAGACTTCGACGCGGTCAAGGAGCTGACCGACCCCGCCGACGGCCATCGAGATCTCCTCGTGCCGATATCGCTGGGCGCCTGGCAGCACCAAGTGGACAAGGCCAGGGCCCTGCTAGACGGCAAGATCGAGTGGGCGCAGGACAGCTGGCTTCAGCACCAGGCGTGGAGGATCCACCGTGGATAGGCCGACGTGGGACGAGACGTGGATGGCCGTGGCCGGCGTGGTCGGGGCCAGGTCGATCTGCACCGGGCGCAAGATCGGAGCGGTGATCGTCGACCGGAGCAACCGCCTGGTGTCCAGCGGGTACAACGGCCCGCCGCGTGGGTTCGATACGCAAGACGCTATGGACTGCCGAGGGTTCTGTCCGCGCGCCGCCATCCAGCCGCCGCAGCTGAGGACCACGACGTACGACGACTGCTACACGGTCCACGCCGAGGCGAACGCCGTGATCTTCGCAGACCGCCGCACGTACGAGGGCGGGACGATCTACGTCACCAGCACGCCGTGCTGGGAGTGCGCCAAGATCATCGCGAACTCAGGCGCCAAGCGCGTCGTCATGAACGTGGACTGGGAGCTCGACCGGCACAGAGATCCGACGAAGACGCTGTTGTTCCTGGACAACTGCGGGATGGAGTTCACGATCATGGAGCAGACGGGGGACCCGGAGGACGAGATGTACCCGAGCCCAGACATCAACCAGCTAGGGTAGGACGATCATGGGAGTCTTGGACATAGTGGACCTGCGACTGGTGCGCACGATGGGCGACGCCGCGGACTTCCTGGAGTGGCTGGGACGCCGCCGAGACGTGCTCGGCATCGACACCGAGACCGGCGGGTTCGACCACAAGCGCGACCCGCTGAGGATGGTGCAGTTCGGCGATCTCGAGAAGGGGTGGGCGATCCCGTGGCACCGGTGGTCGGGCCTGGCCGTCGAGGCGATCAAGAGGTACGACGGCCCGGTCGTGTTTCACAACTCGCCGTTCGACGTCAAGTTCCTCATGGAGAACTCGCCCGAGATCGCCAACTGGCCGTGGGACCGGACCAACGACACGCTGACGATGGCGCACCTGGTGGATCCGCTGCGATCGAAGAACCTGAAGGCGTTCGCGGCCATGCACGTCGACCCGTCGGCGGCAGCGGCTCAGAGGACTCTGGACGAGAAGATGGCGGTCCACAAGTGGACGTTCGCCACCGTGCCGTACGATCTTCCCGACTACGCCGTGTACGCCGCGATGGATCCCGTGCTCACGGCGTACGTCTATGACAAGCTCAAGGACGAGACGATCAACGGCTCCTGCCGCGAGGCGTACGGGCTGGAGATCGGGGTGCTGCGCGTGGTCACGAACATGATGCGCAAGGGCGCGCTGGTCGACCTCGACTACTGCCAGCAGAAGATCCACGAGTTCGGAGACAAGGTCGGCGCGATCGTCGAGTACCTCGCAGCCGAGCACGGCATTCGCTCGGTGGACTCCAACGATCAGATCGGAAGAGCGTTCGAGCGACTCGACGTCGAGGTCCCGGTCAAGTACACGCCCGGCGGCAAGCAGTCGTGGGACAAGGAGGTGCTCGAGCTCATAGATCACGACCTCGCTCGGTATATCCTAGGCGCCCGGAAGATGAGGAAGATGGTCGGGACGTACTTCCGCAGCTTCATGGCGGACGCCGACTCCGACGGCCGGGTGCACGCGACGATCTGGTCCCTCGGCACCAGGCACGGGCGCCAGACGGTGACCGACCCGCCGCTCCAGACCCTGCACAAGAAGGACCCTACGATCAGGCACGCGTTCGTTCCGGCACCAGGCAACGTGCTGATCACCATCGACGCGGACCAGATCGAGGCCCGGCTGATGGCGATCTTCAGCAAGGACCCGGGCATGATCGCGGCGTTCGCGGACCAGAGCGTGGACTTCTTCGTCGCGCTGGCCAGGCAGATCTTCCTCGATCCCGGGCTACAGAAAGACGACCGCCGGCGCGACCTCACCAAGAACACGATCTACGGACGCATCTACGGCGCCGGCGCCGCGAACATGGCCGCGACGTCGCGCGTCACGCTCGACCAGATGCAGACGTTCATCGCGATCTTCAACGAGAAGTTCCCCGGGGTGGAGCGGTTCCAGAGGGAGATCAACGACGTCGGCATGGCGCGCAAGCGCGCCGAGGGTGCCGCGTACGTGATCACCCCGTACGGCAGGAGACTACCCTCCGACGAGCTCCGCGACTACACGCTGCTGAACTACCTCATCTCCGGTCACGCCGCGGAGATCCTGAAGCTCTGTCTCTGCCTGCTGGACGCTCGCGGGTTCGGCGAGTTCATGGTGCTGCCGGTGCACGACGAGATCGTCATGGAGGTCCCGGAGGACATCGCGGACGAGGTGCTCCGCGAGTCGGTGAAGATCATGAACGACGCCGTGGACTACACGGTGCCGATCACGTGGTCTGGAGACATCCTCGACAAGAGCTGGGGCCAGAAATATGAGTGACGTCGACCGCTACCAAGGCCGGTCGCCGGGCATTCGACTCGATAACTTCAGCTCGCACGAGCAGCCGGAGTTCGTGATCGTCGGCGTCCGCATTCCTCCGGGTCCGATCGACGGGCACTGCGTGCTGGTCTTCGCCAGCACCTCGATGACACAGGCCATGTTAGAGGTCGAGGCGGACGAGTTCTTCACCTCGTACGACTCGTGGTACCGCTGGCCGGCGCACTACACGACGACGCTGACGATCGAGATGGAGGACTACGTGGTCGTCACCGCGCCGACGTACCAGCAGGCGCTAGCGGCGCTCTTCAAGAAGTGGAGCCCGCCGGACCAAGATCGCGGTCCGAGGCCGGAGATCGAGCCATGAGGCGCTACGTGCTGGCCGGCGATCCCGGCAAGATGACCGGGCTGGCGTTCTACGACAACGCCACTGGGTTCTTCCAGTCAGACGAGTTCGAGTTCGTCGACAGCTGCGAGATGATCAGAAAGACCTCGGAGGTCTACGCCACCGATCTGGACGTCGTCTTCGAGACGTTCCTGATCACGACTCAGACGGGCAAGAACACGCAGGCGACGTGGTCGCTCGAGATGATCGGCGTCGCCAGGTACTTCTCGCTGGTGAACACGGACCAGGAGTTGATCATGCAGCTGCAGGCCGAGGCCAAGACGTTCGCGTACACGGATCGGCTCAAGGCGTTCGGCTGGTATCTGCCCGGAAAGCCCAACGCGAACGACGGGTCGCGGCACCTGATGAGATACCTCGCGAAGCACGGGTGGTGGGACGACAGATTAGGGCCCAAAGACGAGTGAGAGGTCGACAGCTTTCACGGCTCAGTGGTAGGATCTTACCGAGATGGAAGGAAGAATGGACGACTACGGGATCACCATAGACGTGTACGACCGCGACCCGTCGCTGATGAACATCGTCACGCCCTTCCCCTTCCGCGACAAAGACTTGATCATGCAGCTCCCGGGCGTCCGGTACAACCAGAAGGAGCACCGGTTCCTGGCCCCGCTGTCGTGGGCGTCGTGCGTCGTCATGCGCGGGATATTCGGCGACCGCCTGGTGGTCTCTCCCGCGCTGGACGCCTGGGCCAGGGAGGAGCACGCCGCCAGGATCGCGCCCGCCCTCGAGCTGCGGGTCGCCCTCGACGCCGCCGGCGACGAGGACCTCTACGGGTTCCAGCGCGCCGGCGTCCAGTTCATGGCGTTCGCCGAGCAGGCCCTGTTGTGCGACGACATGGGGCTGGGCAAGACCGTCCAGACGATCAGGACGTTCATGGAGCTCGTGCGCCGCGGCGAGAACCCGTTCCCGGCGCTCGTGATCGCGCCGAACAGCATGGTCCTGACCTGGCAGCGGGAGCTCGACAGGTGGTGGCCGGGCATGACGGTCGTGGCGATCCCGGGAGGGACGCCAGCCGCCAAGCGGCGCGAGATGATCATGACCCCGGCGCACGTCCACGTGATCAGCTACGAGACGGTCCGCGCCCATTCGCGGCTGGCCGCGTACGGCAGCATCAGACTGAAGCGCTGCATCGTGTGCGACCCGACGCTGGCGGACACCAAGAGCAACAGCCAGTCGCGCTGCGAGAACTGCCGCAAGGAGCTGAACCGGACGTGGCAGACGATCGTCGTCGACGAGGCGCACCGGCTCAAGAACCCGAAGGCCAAGCAGACCCGCGCTTGCTGGGCGCTGCGCGAGGGGTCCGCCACGTTCAAGATCGCGCCAGCCCGCTACGTCTTCGCCCTCACGGGCACCCCGATAGGCAACGCGCCGCACGACCTGTGGCCGGCGCTGCGGCTGATCAGGCCGCGCGAGTTCCCGACCCGCCAGCTGTACATCGAGCGCTTCTGTCGCCTGTCGTTCAACGCCTTCGGACCGATGCAGGTCGTAGGGCTGAGCCCGGATCCTGAGAGGCGCGCCGAGTTCTACAAGATCATCGATCCGATCATGCGCCGCATGCCGAAGGAGGCCGTGCTCAAGCAGCTGCCGCCGAAGGTCTACTCCACCCGCTACGTCACGATGGCGCACAAGCAGGCGCAGGCGTATCGCCGGATGGAGAAGGAGATGATCGCGCACCTGGACGGCGGCGTGGTCGTGGCGGCCAGCCCGCTCGTCCAGCTCACCAGGCTGACGCAGTTCGCGTCCGCGCACGCGGCGATGGAGAACGGCGACGTCCGGCTGTCCGACCCGAGCTGCAAGATCGACGCGCTGATGGAGATCTTGGAGGACATGGGAGACGCGCCGGTCGTCGTGTTCGCCCTCCACAAGCAGCTGATCGACTTAGCGGCCAAGCGACTCGACGCCGCTGGCATCAAGTACGGCTTGATCACCGGAGACCAGACGGCCATCGACCGCGAGATCGCCATCCGCGACTTCCAGGCGGGTGGGCTGCGCGCCATGCTGTGCACGATCTCAGCCGGCGGCATCGGGATCACGCTGACTCGGGCCAGCACCGCGATCTTTCTGCAGCGAAGCTGGAGCAAGATCGACAACAGCCAGGCCGAGGACCGCATCCACCGGATCGGGTCCGAGGTCCACGATCAGATCGACATCATCGACATCATGTCCACTGAGACGATCGAGGAGCGGCAGCGCGAGCTGCTGTTCATGAAGGCGGAGCGATTCGAGGAAGTCGTCCGCGACAGGACATTCATACGACAGCTTCTGGGAGTGGCAGCATGACCAAGTCATCGCTCGTCAGACAGCCGCTGACGATCTTGAGCATCTCGAACAGCGAGATCCAGACATTCAAGGACTGCCGCCGCAGGTGGTGGCTCACCTACTATCGCGAGCTCGGGTTTCGTCGCGAGCTCGAGGACCCGACCGGCGTCCGCAACCTCGGCGCCCGCATCCACGCGGCGCTGCAGGCGATGTACGAGCGCGGCGTGAATCCCATCGAGGCCATCGACGAGATCTACTACGACGACATCCAGAAGTTGATCGAGGTCGGGATGGACGACAAGATCACTAAGCTTCAGGAGGAGCAGGACCTCGCCCACGCCATGCTGGAGGGGTACCTCGAGTGGGCTGCCGAGAACGCCATCGACGCCGAGTACGACGTCGTCTCCGTGGAGGAGATCGTCGAGGTGGACTCGGGCATCCCGGGCGTCAAGATGCGCGGCATGCTCGATCAGCGCATCCAGAGACGATCAGACGGCGCCCGGCTGTTCAGGGACTGGAAGACCACGGGCAGCTTCGGAGAGCTGGAGGCGATGCTTCCCCTCGACGAGCAGGCCAGGTTCTATCACTTGCTCGAGCAGTTAGACGCCCGCTACCGTGCCAAGGTCAACACCGAGCTGGGCGACGGGCAAGATCACGATGGAAGATCGCTGATGTGGCGCACCGACGGCGCGCTGTACCTGATGCTGAGGCGAGTCAAGCGCACCGCCGCCGCGAGGCCGCCGTTCTACAAGCAGGTCGAGGTCAGGCACAACAGCAAGATCATCGCGACTACGTGGCAGCGCGTCCACAAGGTGCTGCAGGAGATCGTCGACACGCGCGACGAGCTGGACCGCGGGGGCGATCACCAGTACCACTGCCCGCCCAGGCCGTCGCGCGACTGCACGTGGAAGTGCGACTTCCTCGCGGCGTGCCCGCTGTTCGACGACGGCAGCAACGTGGAGGGCTTGATCGAGAGACACTACGAGCACAGAGACCCGCACGAGCGGTACTACCGAGACCAACAGAAGGAGAAGTCGTGAGATGGTAAGCAGGGCGCTCTCGATCATGGTCCACGCAGAGACCAAGATCGGAAAGTCGACGCTGGCGAACACCGCGCCGGCCCCGAGACTGCTCATGGACGCCGAGGCGGCGTACCGGTTCTTGCCCGATCGTCCGGGGACCAGGAAGATCTTCTGGGACCCGATGTTCGAGGCCCCGCCGACGCTGGGCCAGGGCCGGATCGAGCCGAGGCTCGACTCGCAGGTCTACCAAGTGGACTGGGACACGTGCGTCGTGATCGTCCGCGAGTACCGCACGATGGTCCGATGCAAGGACTGGCTCATCCAAGGGATGCACCCGTTCCGGTCCGGGATCGTCGACTCGATTAGCGAGATACAGACGCGGTGCAAGGACCAGCTGACGGACGGCACCGGGGAGATGGACTTCGGCAAGTGGGGCGCGCTGCTCAACGACATGGAGAGACTGGTCCGCGAGTTCCGCGATCTCACCGAGCACCCGATCAACCCGCTGCAGGCCGTCGTGCTGACGTCGATGACGCACAACGAGAACGGCAAGTGGCGACCGTACGTGCAGGGGCAGCTCAAGATCAAGATGCCGTACTTCCTGGACGTGATCGGCTTCATGGCCGTGATCAGCATCCCGGACCCAGAGGATCCGACTAAGGCGCCCATCCAGATGCGGGCTCTCGGCGTCGAGCCGAGCTCGATCTACGAGGCGGGCAACCGCTGCCAAGGAAGACTTCCCGCGATCGTGTATGAGCCGACGATCCCCGGGATGATTGATCAAGTATTCGGCCCAGAACAGGAGTTGACCAGAGCATGACCGCACCACAGATGCCGGGTGTCCCCGGCGTCCCGCAACCGCAAGCGCAGCTGGGCCAGTGGCCGGGCATGGGCACCATCCCCGCCCCCGGAGGAGGCGGGATCAGCGTCGAGCAAGAGTCGTGGAACTGGCAGCAGTGGCGCGAGGAGGCCGGGACTCAGCTCCAACCGCTGCCGATCGCAGAGTACGACATGGAGGTCTCGGCGTCCGAGGCCGCCAAGTCGAGCAACGGAAAGATCATGTTCAAGATCACGTGGCGCGTGATCACCGGGCCGTACGCGGGACGGGTCGCATGGGGCAACATCACCGTGTCGCCGGAGAACCCGAACGCGCTGGCGATCTTCTTCCGCCAGATGGACGCGCTCGGACTCAACGAGGCGTACTTCAACACCAACCCGTCACCGGACCAGATCGCGACTGATCTAGTCCATCGCCAGGCGCGCATCAAGCTGACCCACAGGGAGTACCCCAAGAACAGCGGCGTGATCAGGAACAACGTCGAGACGATCAACCCGCCGGCGTCGCAGATGATGGGGATGCCCATGGGACAGCAGGGGTTCCCGCCCCCGCAGACCGGCGCGTACCAGGCCCCGATGGCTGCCCCGCCGCCGCCGCAGCAGTACGCGCAGGCGCCGGGGGCACAGCAAGATCAACAGCCACCGCAGCCCGCTCCGCAGCCTGTCCCGCAGCCCGCGTCACAGGCTCCGCTCCCGGCCCCGCCTCCGGCCGCCGCCCCGCCGATGCCTGATCTGACGCAGGGTCAGCCCCAGCAGTGGCCGCCGCAGACGGCCCCAGCGGCTCCGGCGCCTCAAGCGACTCAGCCAGCGCCTCAAGCGCCTCCGACGCCCTCGGTCGGCAACGGAGAGATCGGGACGCCGGTGATCACGGACGAGATGCAGCAGCAGATCATCCAGGCGTACCTCGCGTCCCAGCAGGGCCAGCAGCCACAAGCGACTTCGCCGCAGCAGGCCCCGCCGCAGCAGGCTCAGCCGGCCCCAGCGCCTCAGCTGGCGCAAGAGCCAGGTCAGCCTACACCGCAGGGTGAGCGGCCCGCTCCGCCCGTCCCGCAGATCTTCTGACGATGAAGACGATCGCCTACGGCAAGCTGGGTCGAGTCATCGAGATCGACCCGGCTCGCTGGGGCGAGGTCGGAGGAGACAACGAGCCCGCGGCTCTGCTGCTGACGCTGGCGGACCGGAACCCGGACGTGCAGTGGCTGGTGGTCGGGCGCAACCGCGGCTGGGTTCCGCCGCGCCCGAACATCACCAACATGTGGCGGGAGGGCTGGCACGACGAGCTCAAGTTCATGAAGGGCGCGTCGCAGGCGGACCGAGTGGCCAGATACGACGAGGTCACGATGCCGACCTTCGAGAGACTGGACGGCGTGGTGCTCTGGCTCGGCCAGCACGGAACCAGCAACACGCCGATCCCGACGGTCGATGATCGCGATAAGCTGACGCACCCGCAGGAGAGCTTCCTGAACTACTCGGGCTTCCTGCTGCGCGGCATCAACCGATGGCGCAAGCAGCGGCCGCGTAGCAGGGAGGAGATCTGGCTACTGCCCGACGTCAGGAACTACCTCAAGGGCCGCGACTTGAAGTGGCCCAGAGCGCAGTCGATCTTGAGCCAGTTCTGCTGGGACCGGCAGCAGTGGGTCGAGAGGTACGAAGACCCGCGATCGCCGAGCGAGCTCGGGTACGGTGAGGACTTAGTCCTGCACGTCGTCGACGGCAAGTGGCTGGTGCGGGACAAGTACACGTACGACGGTCTCGAGCTGACTAGCGTTCCCCCGTCCAAGATCACGCCGGGGTTCGAGGATCGCCGGTATGACTTCGGAGTGATCGCGAATGAGGCCCGGAACTACGGGATGCGGCCTGAGCTGATGCGCGTCAACACGATGCTCGAGTACGCCATGCCGGCCGAGCCGTCGTACTTCTACGGAACGTGGAGCGAGGAGGGTCAGACGAGGCTCGGCGCCAGGATCGACCCGCTGCCGTACGAGGGCATCTTCCCGCTGATGGAGGAGACCAAGACCACGATCACCACGCCGACGTCCGGGTCCGGGTGGCCGACGCTCAAGACGTGGGAGGCGTTCCGGTCCGGGACGATCTGCTTCATGCACCCGCTGTACGACACCCAAGACCACATCCTCCCGCTGGACGACCCGGACGAGGAGGTCCACTGGCTGCGATCTTGGCTGCGCTGCACGTCGGCGGCGGACTTCAGGACGAAAGTCAAGGCGGTGTGCTCGTCGAGGACGACGTACGAGTGGCTGGCCGGCGCCCAGTATCGGCTGCTGGCCCGGCGCGTCAAAGAACAGAGATGCGTGACGGAGATCGAGAGAAGGCTCGGCATCGCGCGCCAATGAGGAATGGAGGAAGGATCATGGGCAAGACCCACGAACAAGCAGTAGAAGACTTTAGAGCCTACCTGGGCGAGGGCATTCACACTGCGTTCCGCAAAGCAGGACAAACTCGCGCTTCCAGTCAAGTCTGGAACTTGATCAGAGAGATGCCGCCAGAGGAATGGAGCGGAATCGTACGCTTCGTCGCGGTGCCGATGTTCGAGTACGCCGAAGAGTTGATTAAGGAGATGAACCAGGAGACAGTGACGTGACCAACTTCGGAGACGTGGGACAGTTCCACCACAGGTTCGGACTGCCGAGCGTGATCCACGACGGCGGACCCAAGCAGCCTCCCCAGGACGAGGAGCTCGAGTCGATCATGCAGCTGCGGATACTGCGGATGCGCGAGGAGCTGGAGGAGTTCGAGGACGCGTACGAGGACGGAGACCAGGCCGAGATGGCCGACGCGCTGGTCGACCTCGTCTACGTCGTGCTCGGCACCGCGCACGTCCTCGGCTACCCGTGGGAGGCGGTGTGGCAGGAGGTCCACCAGGCGAACATGCGGAAGCAGCGAGCGCCGTCCAGTGGGGAGGGGTCCCGGTACGGCAACGGGTACGACGTGATCAAGCCAGCGGGCTGGGTCGCGCCGAACGTCGCAGCCGTGCTGAAGCGGTACTGGAAGTGAGAGCCGTCGACGTCCACGGGTTCGGGGGCGGCTTCACGCTTGGCGCCGTGCAGGCCGGGTGGGAGCTGGTCGCGAAGAAGTCCCGATACGTCGGGTTCGGCGTGCTGAACACGCTGGCCAACCGCCAGCTGCTCGGCGATCACTGGGAGTCGCAGGCCGAGCCTCCCGATCACTGGACAGTCGAGGACGACGTGCAGATGGTCTTCGGCAACCCACCGTGCTCCGGGTTCAGCACCCTGTCGCCGAAGAAGTTCCGAGGCGAGGACTCGGTGATCAACGAGTGCATGTGGGAGCTGGTCACGTACGCCGGCCGCGTGAGCCCGGAGATCGTGATCTTCGAGTCCGTCCAGCAGGCCTACACGCAGGGCCGCGGGCTGATGCGTCAGCTCAGGGACAAGCTCGAGGAGATGACTGGGCTTCGCTACCAGCTGTACCACGTGCTGATGAACAACGCCAGCACCGGGGGCTGCTCGATCAGGAAGCGGTACTTCTGGGTGGCGTCCCGCGTGGAGTTCGGCGTCGACGACGTCAACACGCGATGGGACTTCATCCATGATCAGCTGGTCGTCTACGATCCCCACACGGTGCCGTCCCTCGACGACGTGATCAGAGACCTCGAGCCGCTCAGCCAGACGATGCTGCCGCAGATGTACCCGTCCGCGATACCGGGCGTGGACTGGGACTTCGACGTCGATGAGTTCGTGATCACCAAGACCGACGTCGTCGACGCCTCCCAGTGGTGCCGCGACCACGTGCACGACGGGTCCGGCATCGTGGACGGCCACGACGTGATCAGGCCGCCGATGCTGGCGCGCATCGAGGAGCTGGCGCGCGAGGTCGACGGGGTCTCCCCGTGGCGGCAGGGGGAGCGGATCTCGGACGTGCTGCGTCGGTACTACGAAGATCACGGACAGCTTCCGCGATCTTGGCGGTACGTGTCGTTCAAGAAGGTCGACCACGACGGCAAGATCGTCGTGCAGCCGATCATGAAGGACGAGAGGCTCGTGGAGACCGACTTCTCGATGGGGCACAACCAGCCGATCAGGTGGCGCGGCGAGAGACCGGCGAACGTGGTGACGGGCGGGGCGGCCAACGCGGTCGTGCACCCGCGGCAACCGAGGACGCTGACGCACCGCGAGATCGCCAGGATACAGGGGTTCCCGGACGCGTGGCAGATCTTCCCTGTCCGTCACGCAGCTGATCTTGGGCCGGGATGGGGAAAGGGCGTGCCCGTCCACGCTGGCCGGTGGATCGCGCACTTCGCGCGGCTGGCGCTGGAGGGCACGCCCGGATCGATCACCGGCGAGGAGTCGGGAGATCGGGAGACGACGATCGACGTGAAGAACAAGTACAGAGACAGGCTTCCGGGAAGTTTATCAGAGCGGGTCGCGTAGTCGACCGCGTGAGATAGGGTCCCCATCGAAGCCGGCGAGAAGGGAGATCGACAGGTGTACAGCATGGTGTGCACGTGCCGACCCGCGGACCCACCCTTCGTCAATCTAGGGGGTGAGTCCAACGGTTCAAGATGGTGGATTCACGTGCAGTGCGGGAAGCCCCGCGAGCACTGGGTCCGCAGCCTCGGGGACAAGATGCTGAACTACTTCCTCGGAGGCGAGCTGGACGGCAAGGCGTACGCCCTCACCACTCTTCTCGAGCACCAAGAGATCATGGAGGGGTACAGCTGGACGCCAGAGGTGATCACCAGCAAGATCACGGGCGCCACCGCCAGAGTGTGGCGCCACCAGAGTCTCGACAGCGACGTCGAGTACGACCTGTATGGGGATCGAGAAGATCTCACGACTGAGAGACAAGAGGAGAGACCAATGCCGAGCATCGAGGAGCGCCGTAAGGGGCTCGGGATATCGCGCCAGAAGCTAGCGGACGCCGCCGGGCTGACGCACGCGAAGATCTACCGCATCGAGCACGACGGGGTGCGAACCACCGAGGACGAGCGCAAGATCGTCAACGACGCGCTCGACCGGGTCGAGGCGGAGAGATCCCAGCCCGCAAACCCTCGGTAAGAGGGACGGACGTCGCCGACTCCCAGCAGGCGGGGGACGCTGGGGGCGGCGGTCATCCGTGGAAGCGCTGCGAGGACTGCGGATGGATGATCATCAAGAACTCACGGGGCGAGTGGACGCTGTTCTTCGACCAGCTCCGGTGGGTCTGGGTCGACGCCGCTTACGTCCCGCACAAGCGCGAGAAACCCTTGCTCAGCGGCGCTGTCTGCGAGGCTACGGGCAGGGCGCACAGGTAGTCGTCCAGGATCCGAGCGAAACCTGTTGACTAGTTGGCGGCGTCTCGGTAAGATGTGGCTGAAGCCACACACCGAAGAGAGGAAGAAAGGAACCCCCGATGGCTCATCCCGCACTCCCAGCCCCTACCACACTCGCGGGCGCAGACGCCCAGGCTCTGCGCATGCTAGCCCACCGGCCAGCGACTGAGAAGATGATCAACTACGCTCGGTTCTTGATCAACGACCGCCAGACCAGCCGGCTCAATCCCGCCGCCTGGCGTTCGATCGTCATGGCGCTGCTCGACTCCGAGACCGACCCGCTCACGCTCGAGCACCGCGACGTCGGCGATCTCATCGACGTCCTCAAGCCGCTGCAGTCCAAGCAGGCCGCTCAGCGACAGTCCCCCCAGCCCAAGGCGTACCCAGACGTCGCCGAGGGCCGGTACGCTCTCGAGGGCCTCGACGGCTACAAGAACGAGGTCGCGTTCTTCAAGATCGATCGCCCGACCCAGGGTCGCTGGGCCGGCCGGACGTTCGTCAGCCAGTACAAGTCAGACGAGAAGATGCCCGTCCGCGGCGAGGGCGCGCGCAGGATTCTCGAGCTGATCGCCGCAGACCCCAGGGCCGCGATGATCTTGTTCGGCAAAGAGACCAGCCGGTGCGGCCACTGCGGCCGGCGCCTCACGGACGACGAGTCCCGCGCCCGCGGCATCGGGCCGGTATGCGCCGAGAAGATGGGGTGGTGAGGCAGATGCACGATCAACTGCACGAGGCGGTGATCGACTAGCCCACTGACCGGGTCCCCGGCGCCGAAAAATAACACGAGTCCCTTGCCGCCGGGGATCCTTCACCTAGCGAATCAGAAGAGAGGAAATAGCAATGAAGATCAAGTTTCACAGAGGAATGAAGGCCCCCGTCGGGGGTCGCAGCCACGAAGAGGTCGTCGTCGAGCGGAAATACTTCGAGGTGGTCGACAAGCAGGGCAACAGCTGGCGGCTGATGGACCGCGACGACGGGATCGAGATCATGGCGGTCGAGACGTCGCAGGGTCACTTGACCAGCCTCGCCGTCAAGCCCGAGTCCGGCAACGTGATCGTGGTGCTACCGATGGGCTTGATATGAGAAAAGACACTTACACCGTCAAGTTCGAGGGCGACGCCGTCGGGCGCGGCGAGCGAGTCGAGCCGTTCCCGGTCAAGGTCGGCAGCACCGAGGAGATAGCGATCTTAGTGCTCGAGGTCGTCAAGCCGAAGCTGATCAGCAGCGACGTCTCGGTACAGCTCAGCTTCGATCCCGACGAGGGGCTGGTCGGCCACGTGGTCGTGGGAGGATGGCGACCGGTCGGCAGGTTCACCGCGATCTTGAGGGAGGTGGCGACCAGTGACGAGTGAGAAGAAGACCTACCGTTGCCCCGTGTGCCACTACCTCGTCAGGATCAGGCTCGACGGCACGATCGGCGAGCACCACAAGAACAACGTCCGGTGCACTACCTCGGGCCAGCCGATGGGCGACTACCCGTCCGAGGACGCGCCGCAGATCAGACACAGGCACTGCTGGTACTGCGGCAAGAGCGTCGAGGTACACCCGGAGGGGTGGTTCTACGATCATGAGCGAGGAGACGAGACGTGCCCGGGTAGCGGCATCGTCCCGACGCCTGAGCAGAAGAAGATAGTCGGTCCCGCCACGCTGATCACCAGTCCGAGCCGGATCGCGCTGCCGATCCGGAGCACGCACAAGGTCGACGTCAAGCTCAAGGTCGGAGGGCGCGACGGTGACGACGCGGCCGAGACGATCAGAGACCTGTACGGCGTCGACGTCTCGCCGATCAAGGACGACGGCCGGTTGTCGATCACCGTCACGGCGGCAGACGTACCGACCCTAGATCGGGCGGTGAACTGGCTGGACGAGCGCGGGATTCTGGTCGGGTGATCACGATGAAGAGCTTGAGACAGGGAGACAGAGTCGTCTGCACCTGCGGGTTCGCGCACAAGGGCACGGTCGTGGCCGTGCTCCGGATGGATGTGCTGGTCGGCGTAGCCTGGGACGACGCGGCCGCCGTAGGCCGGCACGTCGCCGCGATGGAGACATCGTTTCGTGACAACCACGCCAGGACCGGCCATATGATCAGCGTCCTGACAGACAAGATCGAACTCGACGAAACTAGCTGATCTTGGGGAGCGCGCGTTGACCTCGCCGTACGACTACATCACGCACTACGGATGGCAGATCTTTCCCTGCCACTCCATACAGCGAGGCCAGTGCACGTGCCCCAAGGGCATCAACTGCCAGTCCCCCGGCAAGCACCCGCTGACCCAGAACGGGTTCAAGGACGCCACCGCCAGCCAGGAGACGATCAGAGCCTGGCTGGCCCGCTGGCCCTGGTGTAACTGGGCGCTGGCGACCGGGCGCGCCAACGGCGTGGTGGTGATCGACATCGACCCCCGGAACGGGGGCTTCGACTCCATCGAGGAGTACGAGCAGAACCGCCAGGACGGCCCGCTGCCGGAGACCCTGCGGTCGTCGACCGGAGGCGGCGGACGGCACCTCTTCTACGCGTACCCGCCGGACGCGACCATCAAGGGGGACAACCGGGGCAGGTGGCTGAAGGGCGTCGACGTCAAGTCCGACGGCGGCTACGTGGTCCTACCCGAGGGCGAGCACTTCAGCGGCGGCCGGTACGCCTGGGTCAACTGGGGTGAGAGGCCCGTCCTGATGCCGCCAGACGTCGTCTCAGACCTCTCTCGACAGTCGGCTGCTAATTCGACCCGCGGCGACCTGCCGGACACGTCTGAGATCCTCAAGGGCGTCCCCGAGGGGAGGCGCGACGACGAGCTGTTCCGCCTCGCGTGCCGGCTCAGGCGTCAGCTCGGAGACGGCGCCCGCGACATCGTCGAGATGGCGATCTTGAAGGCGGCCCGCGGCTGCTCGCCGCCGTTCCCTGACGAGGAGGCGCTGCGGAAGGTCGAGCAGGCGTGGCGGCAAGATCACGACGACAGCTTCGTGGACTGGGCGACGGGCGCGCCGAGCGGCCAGCTCGACGCCGACAAGGGGATCACGACCAGGCACCCGCTCACGGACCTCGGCAACGGAAAGCGGTACATCGAGGAGTACGGCAGGGACGTGACCTACGTCTCGGGCTGGGGATGGATGGTCTGGACGGACGTCGGCTGGCAGCGCGACGACATGGGATGGACCGCGGCGCTGACGCACAACCTCAGCGAGCTGGTGATCGACGAGGCGCGTCAGCTGGAGGCCGAGGGCGCGGACATGAAGACGCTCGGCAGGTACGCCGAGTGGGCGCGAAGATGCCAGGCCGTCGGGACGATGAACAACGCTCTCTCGGTCGCCAAGGACGAGCCGGAGATCAGGAGATCGGTGGTGGCGTTCGACGCCGAGGATCATCTGCTGTCGTGCCGGAACGGGATCGTCGACCTGCGAGACGGATCGATCAGGCTCCCGGACCGGAACGATCTCGTGACGAAGAACACCGGAGTGATCTACGATCCCGAGTTCCAGCTTCCGGAGTGGGAGCAGTTCCTGTGGGACTCGTGCAACGGCGACGAGGAGCTGATGGAGTACATGCGCCGGGCATGCGGGTACTCCCTCACGGGCAGGCACGAGGACGAGTGCCTGTTCATGATCTGGGGTCCGCCGGCGTCCGGGAAGAGCACGCTGCTGGACGCCATGCACGCGGCGCTCGGCTCTTACGCCACTGCGACGTCGCCGGACACGTTCATGTGGACGAAGGGAGGTCAGCAGCCGCAGGTGGAGCTGGCCAGGATGGCGGGTATGCGGCTGGTCTCCATGTCCGAGACCAAGCAGGGCCAGGCGTTCAACGAAAACTTGATCAAGGCCGTCACCGGCGACAGCCGCATCACGGGGAAGTTCCTCTACGAGAACCCGTTCGAGTTCGAGCCGAAGTTCAAGCTCTGGATCGGCACGAACCACACACCGATGGCGCGTGACGACGGGCTGTGGCGGAGGATCAAGCTGATCAAGTTTCCGAACGCGGTTCCGCCCGAGAAGCGCAGCAAGAAGCTCAAGATCATGCTCCGCGACCCCGACGTCGGAGGCAAGGCGGTGCTGGCGTGGGCGGTGAAGGGCGCGATGGAGTGGTACCGTGACGGGCTCAAGCAGCCGCTACCGGTGACTGCCGCCGTGTTCGAGTACCACCAGGAGCAGGACCAGATGCAGCAGTTCGTCGACGAGTGCGTGCGCCAGTCCGACGGCACCAACACCGCGCTGAACGCGGCGTACATGGCGTACCGCATCTGGTGCAGCAACGTCGGAGTGATCAGGATGCCGAGTCGCCAGCAATTCGCGACTATGATGCGCGACAAGGGGTTCAAGACGATCTTGGATGAGGGGAATCGCGAGATGTACATCGGCATCGTTGTGTCGACGCCGTTCCTCGGAAGCAACATGCTGTAGGAGATGACCATGATGAACAAGACGATGACCAAGTCCGAGCTGGCTGACCTCCTCGGCGTCTCCAAGCAGCAGATCTGGGCGTGGCACAGTCGCAGGACCAGGAACGGGTTCCCGGATCGAGTGGGGGTCGAGGAGCGCCGGCGGGGGGTCTTGTCGGACGTCTTCAGCCCGCGTGAGGTCCTGCTCTGGTGGCGGAGATACGTACCCTCACAAGGCGGTAGGCCGTCGGGCAGGCGGGCGGCGTGAGATTCTATCCACCATCTGAGAAAACCTGTTGACTAGTTTCACATCTTTGGGTAGGATGTCGCCGAGGCGACAATCGGTCGCTGATCCCGAAGAGAGGAAGAAAGAAAGAATGATCATCGACGAGAACCACTGCAAGAGCTGCGGTTCCACTGAGCCCGAAGACATCGATACCGGCACTGATCCCGAGTTCCAGGGATACAGCCGGTGCTGCAATGAGCCCGTCGTGTGGAACTGTAGCCAAGACGTCTGCACCCACGAATAATTCCAAGATCAACAAACCCAAGCCCGAAGAGAGGAAAGTAGCAATGCCCGTCACCATCGTCAAGACGATCAAGGTCCAGGAAGTGCGCGCCGGCGAGAACGTCGTCGTCGACAAGCCAGGCGGAGTCGTCTGGTCCACGGCTCTGGGCCAGATGTCGATCATGGTCGCGAGGGAGATCAAGCGCGGCACCAAGTGGGTCGAGGCCCGCGACGAGGGCGCGAAGCTGATCTTCCGCGAGGAGCTCGACTCCGAGGTCGAGGTCATCCGCGAGGAGCCGACCGAGGACGAGCGCGCGGAACAGCGCCGCGAGTACCGCAACCAGACGATCTACGACTTCGTGAAGGACGCGGACGAAGAGTGGGCGCACGCGCAGTCGCAGTTCGCCAAGGAGATCGAGGGCGGGTACGAGGTCGATCGCTACCACTTCACGTACTCGCGTCTGATCCACGCGCAGGCCGAGCACTACGTCAAGAGAGCGATCATCTCGATGCGCGACGGCATGCAGAGGCAGGCCGAGCGAGAGACAGACACTGAAGTCGTGTACGTAGACTGGGTCGAGGCGTTCGACCACTGGCGCGATCTCGCGCTCGAGAACCTGATGGACGGGTTCCGCGGGGACAGCCGCTCGACCAGCCAGATCAGCAACATACTGGAAGACGTCCAGCGCGAGACGATCGCCAAGATCGCCGGACGTCGCCGATTCAACCGACTCGACTACTGATCACCACCGAAGAGAGGAAAGAGAACATTGTCAGTATCCAGGACCGAGCACAAGTACGCGGACAAGATCAACGCGCTGCTCGCCCAGGCCGAGAGCACGAACCACCCCGAGGAGGCCGAGGCGTTCAGCAAGGCGGCCGAGCGTCTCATGATCAAGTGGGGCATCGAGGAGGCGCACCTGATCGAGGCCGCCAGGCAGAAGGGCGAGATCAAGCTCGTCGACCAGGTCACCAAGGTCGAGGTGAACCTCACCGGCGAGTACCACCAGGGATGGGAGACGCTCGCCACGTACGTCATGATCGGCTTGACGAAGACGATCAGGCCGATCTACACCGGCAAGGACCACAACTTCACCCAGGTCACGTTCGTGGGCTTCACGCACGACCTCGAGCGCGGCCGCCAGCTGTTCGAGTCGCTGAAGGTCCAGTGCGAGGACGCGTACAAGGTCTGGTGGAAGAACGAGCGCCGGTCGATCCCGAACTACACCGGGATGGAGCGGTTCAAGATGAAGAGGCAGTTCATCATCTCGTTCGCCACCGCGGTCAACCGTCGCCTGGTGGCCCAGAGAGACGCCGAGATCAGGACCACCAAGGGAACCGACCTGGTGCTCGCGAACCGCGGCCAGATGGTCGACCAGCGCTTCCAGCAGATGTACCCGAGCACGCGGGTCGGACGCAACCGCCAGCTGCTCGGCAACGCCAGGGCCCAGACCGCCGGGCACGAGGCCGGCCGCAGGGCGAGCTTCGCGAGGGGATCGGTGGAGTCGTGACGAGCCGGATCATGGACGAGCTAGAGAGGCTGAGGAAGATGGACAAGCCGATGGAAGCCAAGGACTACGCGATCGGGCTGCACGTGATCATGAAGCAGTCCGGATGGTATCGCTGGAAGGGTCACACCCTCAGCGAGGATCAGGAGTCGATCATGGTCGACACCGAGGACGGCAGGACGTTCATCATCGAGGTGCGCGAGGCGACGGGCGGCGAGGAGCCGTTCGACGCCGAGGCCCTCGAGCGGACCCTGAACGAGCTGTCCCGTCCGATCTTGATCTGGCGCTTAGCGCGCGGCATCCTCAGCGCAGGAGCGGGACAAGAAAAGGGCGGGCGAGATATAGGCGCTGAGAAGCGCTGCCGCAGCGCGCTGCTCGAGGCGCACAAGACGATCATGGACTATGCGAGGGGGCGGCGGTCATGATGGGAGACGCCTGCCGGCACGACGACGGCCGCCCGCTGCTGCTGATCTTCGTCCCGAACGATGCGGACGAGTACCGCCACGCCCACGTCACCGCGACCCAGTCGATGCTCATCGGCTGGATAGCGGCCTACGTGGAGATGCGCAGCGATCTCCGCGAAGCCTACATGGCGTACCTATACCTGATGATGAAGAGAGGAAGATCATGAACGAGAAGGAGCTCGAGATCGAGCTGGCCGAGGTCAGGGCCAAGCTCGCGCACGTCAAGGCCATGGGCCCGGACGACTGGCCAATAGCGACGATCATCTACGTCACGTGGCTGCGGCCGTTCAACGCCGACGAGCAGCACATGCTGAGGGCGGCGTTCCTCAAGACCGCGCCGGAGACCTGGGTCTCCACCTCCCGCGTCACGGTGGACTCCTGGTCGTGGGAGGAGGTCGTCACGTGGGTCTACGAGATGGAGGTCCACGAGGTCTGGGTCAGCGTGGCGCGGGCGACCGCGTACACCACGTACCCCGCCGACGTCGACGACCTGTGGGCGCCGTTCTGGACGGTCCGCCGGAACCGGGACCGCGACAGGGAGCGAGAGGAGATGAGGAAGCGTGGACAAGATCGTCGGTGACTTCACCCGCAACTCGCTCGGCGCCTGGCACACCCACTCCCAGGAGGACTACTTCCAGCCCCCGCACCATTGGGAAGGGATCCAGCCGTGGAGCTTCATGACCGCGGCCTTCGGCCAGATGCCGGAGGACGCGGTGGTCCGCGTCACGGTCGAGCTGTGCGACCCCCTCGACGAGATCATTCTCGAGGACCTCAATCTGACCGTCAGGGCGTACAACGCCCTGCGGCGGAACAAGATCACGACCGTGCGCCAGCTGGTCGGCTGCACCGAGATGGACCTGCTCGACATCCGCAACTTCGGCGTGCGGTCCCTGGACTCGGTGATCTTCGGCCTGAAGGACCACGGCCTGGAGCTCAAGAAGATGGAGGAGTACCATGCCTCCTCTTGACAGCTTCCTGATGAAGCAGGAGACGCTCGAGGACGTGGGCACCGAGTTCTACGCGCGCTATCTGCGATCTTGGTACGAGCGATCGTCGAAGGCCCAGTACGGCATAGTCAGCCCGTCCGAGATTACCACCGACAAGGAGGGCCGTTGGCTGGAGCAGTCGGCGCCCGAGCACGGCATGGTGCCGGCCGACTGGCAGGGATTCCAGAAGCAGCTGCGCCACTGGCTGCAGCTGAGCCACAACTACTACGTGACACCCGAGATGTCCGTGCTGGTGACGGCGGCCGCGGATTCCTGGAAGGACGACGAGACGATCTTGGCCGAGGACTTCCCGACCGAGCACGGCTGGATGTGGATACCGGGCGGCATCGTCGAGATCGACGCGCGCGGCGTGCCGATGCCCACCTCGGCGGTGCTGTGGTCGATGCTCGGCGACGCCGTGACCCTGGTGTTCTTCGTCGACAAGCGGCACCCGCTAGACAAGGAGTACGGACTCGGCGGCATGTCGGGCGTGTCCCGGCTGACGCCGTGGTGCGTGGTCCGCAGCAAGATCGGCGAGCCGGTGGTGAGATCGCTCAGCCTGGGCATGGTGATCCCGCCGGAGATGGCGAAGGAGGTGACGATCCACCGAGAGGGCAGCAGCGTGGCGATCTCGTTTCCGAAGGGCTACGACCCGTCGGCGCTGAAGCCCGAGATCCGACCGGACGCGGTGATGGTGTGGCTGGTGGCGTGTCTGCGGCTGATGCAGCAGACGATCACCAAGGTCACGGACACCGGCCTGCCGGCGAACGTGCGCCGGAGCCTGCGGGGGAAGATCACGATGAGGCACAGCCACGTCACGATCATCCAGTATCGGCGGGCCGAGGGCGCGCGCCAAGATCAGGAGTCTCGGCGCGAGCTGTCGCATCGGTTCCTGCGGCGCGGCCACTGGCGCCGCCAGCCGTACAAGAACGTCGACGGCGAGTGGGACCGGAGGCGGATCTGGATTCATCCCACGATCGTCGGTGACTCCAAGCTGCCGCTGATGCTCCGCGATCACGTGAACGCGCTGGTGAGGTGATCATGAAGCCGCTGATCTTGGGCGAGGCCCCGGGCAAGGGCAAGGCCATCGTCGCGGATCTCTTCCCGCTCTCCGGCCCGGTCGGCGTGACCCTGTGCCAACTTGCCGGGCTCGAGGACGAGGCCCTCAGCACCCGTCCTGGGACCTCCCGGTACGGCCACTACTACTGGACGCTGAAGCGGCACTACGATCTCGACAACCTGCTGGAGGAGTACCCCGGTCGCGCCGGGAAGGGGGCGGCGTTCCCAGTGGACGTCGCCAGGCAGGTCGCGGAGCAGCGAAGGGACGAGTGGCATGGGAAGGTGATGATCTTGCTCGGCGCCCGGATGAAGCGGGTGTTCTTCACCCAGCGGGTGCCGTTCTACGAGTGGTTCTGGTGGCCGTACTACGGGACCTCGGTCGCGGCGATCCCGCATCCGTCGGGTCTGAATCGCGCGTACAACGAGCAGAGCCACAAGGACCGAGCTAGGTTGATCTTGCAGCAGGCGATCGAGAGGACAGAGAGATGATCTGGGTATTCGCATTCGCGTGTCTCGCCGTGTTCGTGGGCATCCTGCTATGGTGCGGGACCGTGAACCAGATCGAGGCGAGACGTCTGCACGCGCTGGCCGTGAAGAAGCTGGAGATCAAGGCGTCCGCGCAGGCGCACCGATCAGTGGATGGAAGAGAACGGAATGAAGCGGAAACTAGAGAAGGACAAGTCATGATCGGAGACAACGCGGGCCGGTCCCGCAGGCACCCGACGGGCCAGGGGGCGGTAGGCCGGAGCACGGACCGGCAGCGCCAGGGCATGGTCCCGCCGCCGGGGGAGGAGTGGGTCGAGGTGACCACGGCCGAGCGATATCGCTCGATGATCAGCAGGTCGATGCTGATCAGCGTCGGACTGGTCGCGGCCGGCAACTTCCTGGTGCTGTGGTCCGAGCGCTGGTTCGAGCTGCTGGGCGTCGGACTGCTCATGGCCGCCGTGGTAGTAGCTGGCGTCTCTCGACCCTGGAGACTGGTCCGTGCGGATCTGGTACTAGAAGACAAGAGCGAGGCGCTCAGCCTCGCTCAGCGACGCTCTGCCAGGCGTCAACGTCACCTCGGATAAGTCGGGGATCGAAGGTCGAGCCGCTGGTCTGGTCACTCTCTTCGGAACCAGCGATGGAGATGCCCGCTCGACCTGCGCAGCGGCAGAGCAGGAGCCCCCGGTCCATTAGGGCCGGGGGCTTCGCCGTCGCTGAGGAGGGCGCTCGCTCCTACGAGCTAGGCGCCCGGAACTCGATTCCGGCCGGCTGGATGAAGTACAGCCATTCGCAGTTGTCCAGACCGTCGCCGTCGGTTCCGACCTTGACGCGGAGGAACGTGTCATTGGCGTCTGAGATCGGGTTGCGGGCGTTGATCGTCGCCTGGTCGTCTGCCGCGAAGTCGAGGTCGAGGCCGTCGATGATTCGGTGCTGCGTCCAGCGCACGGTCCCGTGGCTGGAGACGTCCCAGTGAAGATCGACCCCGGCGTCGGCGGCTGGGCCCGCGTCTCCGTCGTCGCGCTCGACGACGAAGATCAGGCTCACCCGGGTCTTGCCTGCTGGGTCCTCATACTTGAATCGCCAGTGAGCGCTTACTGTGTACGGCACGCCGCCCGCGTCCTCGCAGGTCTGCGTGTCGATGAAGCCGCCGTCGTCCGGGACGATCTCGGCGTTGGCGGGGAGAGAGATCAGCAAGCTAGCCAGCGCCAGCGCTCCCCCGATGACTAGTGCGAGGATCTTCCTCACCATTAGGCCCCTTCCATGATCGATCGATAGGCCGCGGCTCAATCTAGCCGAGCAGTCGGTCATTGGGAGGCGAACGCGAAAAGTTCTCTCAGGCCGCTCGCGGAGTCTCCTCTGGCTGCTCGGGCTCCGGCGGGTGCTTGGGCCCGATGGACTGCACCTTGCCGGTGACGCCCGTCGGCCTCCAGAAGCCGTAGTGGGAGCCGACCGCAACGGCGAACGACGCGATCGCCCCGACCAGCCAGGTGCCCAGGTCGAAGACCACGTCCTCGGTCATCGCGACGTACAGCTGCGTCAGTCCGGCGTTGACGAACGACAGCGCCGCCAGCAGCACCGCCTTGAGCCCGCCGGACGTGGTCGTCTTGGTGACCAGCCCGACTAGCAGCGGGAGGATCGTCGAGATAACCGTGCTGATGATCAGCGGCCAGTCGATCTCGAAGACGACGTCTCCGTTGTCCATGATCGTTTCTCCTTAGATCTTCGTTCGCTTGAGCGACTCTAGCTTGTAGTAGGTCGGGGTCTTGGTGACGATGTTCGGTCGACCCCAGCGGTCGATGCGCAGCGATCCCGCGATCATGTAGCCCTTGGTTCGCTCCCTGACCTTGATCTTGTCGACCGTGTATCCGTTCAGCGTGTCGGTGATCACCTCGTAGATGCCGGTGTCCACCTCCACGTTCTTCGGGTTATACGGCGAGTCCGCCCAGCGCCCACGCGGCACGTTCGGACCGTTGTACGGACCGTCGTTGGAGAGCCCGTTCTTCCCGCGCTCGTGCGCTCGGACTTGATCTTGGAGGTCGTCGTGCGCGTGCTCGTAGGACTCGCGACTCCCGAAGTGGATGTGCTTCTCGTCCTTCCACGGGTCGCCGCCGTAGCCGCGCGGGAACGGCCGCAGGCCCGACCTCGTCAGGTGCGCGCTGAGCTTCCACACCTCCGGCTTGTCGTGACCGTCGATCGCTATGTCTCCGACTCCGAGCCCGTTGTGCGTCCACCCGCTGTAGCTCGTGTGCGGTCGACGACCGCCCTGGATGATCCGGATCGATCCCCAGCCGCTGGCGTGCGCGCACGCGACCAGCACGGTCTTGTCGATGGGCGTGATCCACTTGGCCGACCCGCCGAACGCCAGGTACTCGGACTTCCACGTGTCGGACCAGAAGATCGGCGTGTCCGGGTCCTGCAGCGCCCATGATCGCAGGTCCTCGACCGTCTTCCATCGCGGGTTCGCGTAGTTCTGATCGATGGGCTCGTCGGTGTACTGCCAGAAGTCCCAGTCTTTGACGCCTCCGCCGGGGGTGGAGCCCCAGCTGGCGATCCACAGGAAGTCGCCCTTCTTGACCGTGGTGTTCAGCCAGTCGGACTTGTTGCAGTAGAGTCCGCACTTGTGGTCTGGCTTGAGACGTTTCACCTCAGCGATGAAGTTCTTGGCGTCCTCTACGGAGGGGTGACCGCCGCCGGTCTTCTCCCAGTCGCAGACCAGAAGATCACCTGGCTTGAGATCAGCGATCTTGGAGGTGAAGTATCCGGCCTGCTCCTTGGCGTTGCCCGGCCAGAGGAAGTGGTAGTGACCCACGACGAGTCCGGCGCCCCGCGCGGTCTTGATCTGCGCTGCGCCGTCGTCGTTGTCCACCGTGCGACCCTCGGTGGCCTTGACGAACGCGAAGTCGTCGCCGCTGGCGGGCTTCCACTCCTTTCCTTGGTATCCCGATACGTCATTGCCGTGCAGCATCTGCGACCTCCATGATCACGTCGGCATACAGACCGTTGTGGTCCGATGCATAGTTTGGCAGGGCATCAAGATCAGTTCGCTTAAGCACGGCGTTTTCCAGCCTCACTCCTCTGGTGAAGATCTCATCTATCCAGCGCCCGTCCCTCGGCGTCGGGGTGCGGAACCCGTGGAACGTGCTCAGTGACTCGCCGCTGATCTTGCTCATCGGCAGCCGGACCTGCAGCGGCTTGTACCCCTTGCCGAGCGCGATCTTGCGCACCGACTGAGCACCGTCGTTGATGTCCCCGAGCAAGATCGAGTTCGGAGTGGCGCCGTCCCCGGCGTGCGCGTGCGGGTGCTCGGCGATGTGATCTTCGAGGATGTCGATCGCCTGCGCCATCTGCTTGAGCCGCAGCACTGGCGCGTTCGGCTCTGTCGCTCCTCCGGACGCCAGATGAATAGACGAGAACCACGCTCCCCACCCGGCGACGAGATGGTTCAGTCGCACGGTGATCAAGTACCGGTGCCGCTCCCCGGACGGGAGCGTCGTCTCCAGCAGCGTGCCCTCCTCGGCCACCATGACCTTGGTGTCCCAGATCAGCTTGACGTTGTGATGTCTTCCGACGAACGTCCAGTTCTCCCCGAGCTCATCCTGCACGTCGGCCATGGCGTCGTTGGTGAGCTCCTGGGCGCCGATCACCTGTGGCCTGATCCGCTTCAGATACGTGATCATCGCTGGCAGTCGTCGCGGCCACTCCTCGCGCCTGCGATCCTCGTCGACGTCGCTGCGACGGAAGTTAAGCTGCAGGGCTCGCATCGTTGCCATGGCCGTTTACTTTCTTGTACTCAGAGACCTTCTCTTTGGCGTAGACCAGGAGCGCGACTGGGACGCTCACCGCGAGAGCGCCGAGGAAGTTCGCCTGGAGATCGACGTGCGTGATGCTGAGTCTATCGATGCCGAGCAGCGCGATCATGTTCGCCGTGAACGCCACTACGCCGGACCAGAACGCGTATCCCGGCTTGACGATTCGCCAGTACTCGCTCATGGCACCATGTACGCCGCCGAGACGATCACCACGTCGTCGATGTTGATCACCCCGCTCGGAGTACCTGACAGCAGCTCTACGGTGCCGTTCAAGTTGATCTCCGCGACGCCGTTGCAGTTGAATGCCCGGAAGGTGCACTGCACCACGTGATCGGGCCAGAACGCGGTCGGCAGCGTGACGCAGACCGGGTCGCCGGTGATGTTGCCCGGGGAGGTCGAGTGGTTGTACGCGTTCATCGTGATCGTCGATACTTTCTTGATCAAGTCGATGGAGAAGAACGCGTTCTTGTTGATCTTTCGACAGTAGCCGCTGGAGTACTGGAAGTTCGATCCCGCGACTATCCCGGTGGTGACTGATCCGGTGTCCTCCCAGATCGTGCGCCAGACTGAGCTGCCGCCCGAGCCGCTGATCTTCAGCCACAGAGCGTTCGGCGAGGCCACCCAGACCGGGGCGACCGCGTTGGTGTACAGGCTGTCCCTCTCGGCTTGGTCGGTGACCCAGTGGACGATCTTGTGGCCGACCGACTCCGCGTACGCCAGGATGTCGGCTGGGATGAGGACTTGGTCGTCGACTGATGGGACCGGGTCCCCGCCGAGCGTGGTGAATGCTGATCCCATGATCTCTTCTCCTAGGGGGTGACTTTGACTTGGCCGGAACCTGCCGCGTTGAAGCGCAGACAGCCGCTGATCTTGTTGGACCAGACCGCGATGCCTCTCTGGCCGCCCGCGGTCTTGAGCTGGTTGACCATCGCTGACGGCAGCGTCCACCAGGCGCTCTGCCCGTAGGCCAGCGACGGCCCTTGCCAGGGTCCGTCGTTCAGCGATATGGTGCTGCCTACGGCGGCGCTCGCGGAGTGCAAGTAGAAGATCGGCTTGTGCAGTGCTCCGCCAGAACCGTCGTCGACGGTATCTCTCTTGATCAAGAACTCCATCTTGCTAGGGTTCGCGTTCGCCGCGTCCCGGAGAGCGCTTCCGTAGTACCAAGCGGTGCAGAACGGCCCCTCGGAGTAGTTGTAGTAGCCGAGGTCGTGGAACTCGGTGCCCTGCGCGCGCTGACCGGTGTTCCACGTCTGCAGATCAAGGCTAGGAAGCTGGCCGTTCCACGGCTCGGAGAAGTTAAGAAATAGTCGATCGTCTGTCTGATTGATCGTATAGACCTGTCCTACCGGAGGCGTGATCGGCGGATCGGGAGGCGGGGTCCCGGGCGGCGGCGTGCCCGTCCCAGCCTTCATGTAGATCCGCCCGTCGTTGTGCGCCCAGATCACGCCCGTGATCACCACGTTCCATCCGGTCATCGGAGACGGGTCGGTGAGTCCCCACGTGACGGTCGGCGGCGGACTCTGGATGTCCGTGTACGGATGCTGGTGCGTCGGAGGCGTGGTCGGGAACGTCGGCTCCCAAGCGATGCCGACCTTGCCGATCACGATCCAGTGATCTCCGTTGCTTCGCACGACGACGAAGTCGCCGGTCTGCCGATCCAAGTAGTTGCTCATCGCGGAGATATTGAGATGATCTTCGCCCAGATAGTTTAAGTTCACCGTGCCGTCTGGGTTGACGTTGGTCACAGTGGCGCCGTTGAACTCGTGGACTTCCTGTCCCTGCTCGACCCACGCCGCTTTCGCTAGCTGATCGACCCCACTCATGAGATAGCTACCTCCTCGCCTTCGGACTCAGCAAGCGCCTCCGGACCTTGAGTCCGCATCGAGATCTTGGTCGCCGCGTCGTCCATCTGGTAGTCGACCTTCTCGATGATGAAGTTCTCAAGATGATCACTGCCGTCTGGGATCAGTGACACGCAGTCCCCGGCGTCGAGCGTCGGGTTGAAGATCGACGTGATCTCTACGTGGCGACGCGGCGCGAGCGACATCGCCAGTCGCGTTCGCCCGGCCTTGGCGCACTCTGAGAGAGTGCGTAGTAGCGGACTCTGATAGAACCCCGAGACGATGCCGAACGCCGAGGCGTCGATGGCGCCGAGCTTGACTGGGTTGGACCCGGCGTAGGTCGGGCTGTTAGGATCGGCGTCCCAGACGTGCACGGGACCGATCACCGGCGCGTTGCTCGGAGCAGCCCAGACGGTCCAGACGTTGCGCAGGTTCTCCCGGCTCAGAGTAGTCGCTGAGCTGACCTTGACTCCGTCGTCTACCGTGATCGACCAGATCGGGCTATTAGTGGTGATCGGAGTCGGGGCCACGACGAACTGTCCTAGGCGGTCCGCGAAGCAGTCAGCGGAGAAGGACTTGGTGATCGACTTCGCGGTGTTGTCCCCGTCGATCGCGGACCATCGATCTCGGTCGAAGGTCACCGGTACCATCGGAGTCTGAGAAGTCCGTACTGTCCAGATGATCTTCGCAGTGGGAATCGCCTCCAAGATCAGCTTGGTTAGCGTGGTCTCCGGGGTGTCCATCTGCTGCATCGGCAGCGAGCGCGGTACGTGGAAGCGATAGTCCTGAATCACCGCCTCCAGACCTTCGAGGTCGAAGTTCGTGTATCGACCACTGATGCCGAGTCCTGACACCCGATAGACCCCCATCGGGATCGTCCACCACTGCTGCCGGACGCCCTTGATCTCCAGATAGGCACGGACCCAGGTGATCAGTTGGTTGATCCGTTGGTCGACGTCGATCGCCGAGCAGGTCGCGGTCCAGCGGATCTGAGAGGTGGAGTCGCAGGAGAACTGGCTCTCGTAGACGTCCAGCGACCCGCCGACGGTGACGAAGCGATCATTGGACCACTCGATCCGTACTCGCCGCTTGGTGACAGTGTTCAGCGCGTTCAGTACTGGGCCAGGAACTCGATAGACCATGATCAGATAACCGAAGAGAAGGCGAGATCGTCGTAGGTCTGCGAGGTCAGCGCCGGATCTCCGTAGGTGCTGTGCTGCTGCGACAGCCAGCTATAGTCCGCCAGCGGCAGATAGCTCGGCTGTCCCTCGGTGTCGGGTCTCTCGACTTCTTGGAATCTGATGATGAAGATCTTCTCTTCGCCGTCTATGCGAACGAAGTCGTTGATCGAGTACTCCAGCACGGTGGCGAAGAACGGCGGACGATGGAACCGACCAGTAGGCGAGACGTACAGCACCGTCTCGTCCAGCAGCACCATCAGCTCTTTCAGCTCAGCGATCGTCTGCGTGATCAGCATGTAGTCGCCGGACAAGCTGTACGCGCTGTTGATCCCGCCCGCCGGCTTGCCCGTGGACTGCTTGGTGACGAACGTCGTCGATCTCTGCCGGGTCATCTCCCGCGTGTCAGTCGGGAGGAACATCACGACGCCGGGATTCTCCAAGGACTTGATCATCGTCGACCACAGATCAGTCGATCGGTCCTCGATGGTGAACTCCACGGTGCCGGTCGGCGTCCCGACGCTGCCGTCGGGGAAGATCGGCTCGGCGTACCACTCGGTGAGCTGATCAGGGGTCAGCTCGTCGTCGAAGGCGTACGCGGTGCCGTTCACGCACAGCGCCGGGTGCCCGCCGCGCACGTACCCGCCGTCGGTCTTCCGGACGAACCGCACCGCGTAGGGCGGCACCTCGCTGAGCACCATCTCATCGAACCGCGCCGACCCGCTAGCGTCCCAGCCGTACCCGATGATCTCGATCCGACCTAGGTTGCTGCCCGCGGGGATGGAGAAGTTAGTGGACCAAGATCGCGACACGTTGCCGGGGAAGCCCAGCACGTTGGTCGCCCAGACCTTGTTGCTCTTGTCGCAGAATCTCACCTCCAGTCGCGACTTGCTGACTCGATCGACCCAGGTCGGATCGATCTCTTCGGTGCCGAGCACTTTGAAGGAGAACTGCATGGCGCGTGGCCCGGTGATCACGTCCGCCGAGTTGATGTTCATCCTGATCCGCTGCTGGGTGGACCAAGTATTGAGCAGCGACTGGGTACCGGAGATCGGTGAGCTGGCGGACTTGACCGCGCTCGACCCGCCGCCGAACCCGCCCCAGATGTTCTCGATGGTGGTCGGCGCGCCGATGGTCTCGGCGTCAGTGATCGCCCAGAGCGCTATTCCTTGGTCGATCGAGGACGTCAGCGTCAACGAGTGGATATTGGCGGTCGGGGTCGCCTCTACCGGGCTACCCGAGACCGGGTTGGCGATGTCGACGTTGCCCAGAGCCGGGGCCAACCCGGCGCGGAACAGGCCGACGTAGAAATCGAACCCCCGGCGAAAGGCCGGGCCGGAGAACTCGCCGTGTCGCCCCTGCTCGTCCAGCAACGGCGACCCCGCCTGCATCGCAAGGACGTAGGGCTGAGCCCACTCATTGGTGGGCAGGAAGATGGCATAGCGATCGGGCCCAGCCCGCCGTTTGATCGCTTCCATGCACTTGCGCCATTCGGCCCAGCTGGTCGGCATCTCGCGATCTCCCGCGGCTGCCAGGATGTCTTTCCGATAGAAGATCACCCGGGTGTCGACGTACCAGGGAATGCCGAAGAGCGTGTCTCCGATGCGATTGGTGTTCCAGATTCCGGTGAAAT